CTAAAATTATGGCGTTCGAATCTGGTGAGTTGGATTTTGATCAAACTGTTGAATTGTTTCAAGAATTGATCGATTCGGGTCTTGTGTGGCAACTGCAAGGTTCGTATGGTCGTATGGCTAATTCATTAATTGAGAATGGATATTGTAATGCGTGATGAAGCAAGAATCGTATCGAATCGTATTCGTACACCTGACGGTACGATTCTTGAATCAAAGCATCGTCACGATTATGTAACTTATACTGATGCAAATGGTAAACAGTACATGGTCGATGGTGGCTTAGATTATCTGCGTCGCAATTTACACGATGATGCACCGTACACTGAACTGTCGGTGTATTCTGATGCGCCACATGATTTGATTAGTGAAACATTCAAATGGGGTACACGTGGTAAAGACGGCAAACAGCCGTTGACATATGTACCTCTAAAAGATTTGACAACGCCTCATATTGAGGCTATACTAGAAACTCAAACACACATTCCAGGTTATATTCGCAAAATATTTCTGGATGAATTAGATTTTCGTGAGTAAGTTGCATATATACTAATATGGACAAACTAACACATATTACGAAGCAGTCGCCCGAATATCGCACATTTAGCGATAATGGCTCATGGGCGCTTGTAGCGGGAGTTTGTGTATAGTTTGTAAACGTTAGCAGATATACAACAAAACCCCGAAGCCCAAAAAGTTTCGGGGTTTTGTTTTTTGTGCTTGACAAAGTTTGGAAGTTCTGAGATAATTCATTCTGTTGCAGTAATCGTTCTTTTACAAATAGACAACATTTTATCTGGGTGTAGCTTAGCCTGGTAGAGCGCCTGCTTTGGGAGCAGGAGGTCGGGAGTTCAATTCTCTCCACCCAGACCAGATAAAAAAATACTTGACAGAGTTTTGAAATTAGATTAGAATGATTTCTGTTGAGTGAGTGAGAAAAAAAACGGAAGTGAGCGATCCGACTCTGAGAAGAGTTGAGCAAGGGTTGATGCGGTAGGGCAGCTTCGGCATCTGTAATAGCGATTCCTTGTTAGTTCTTAAATTATGCACCCATCGTCTAGAGGCCTAGGACCCTGCCCTTTCACGGCAGTAACACCGGTTCGAATCCGGTTGGGTGTACCAAGTTTTTATAGGAGACCTGTCATGGATAGTGACAAGAGTGACAAGAGTGGTAAGATGAAGGGAGTATAGTCAAACGGTTAAGACAGCGGACTTTTAATCCGTCAGGTCAGGGTTCGAATCCCTGTGCTCCCACCATATAAAAACACATTAGTTCTAAGGGTTGTTCCGAAGGTAATTATCTTCCATGAAGTCCTAGTGTGTTTCTATATGGTAGCAGTGAAGATGTGGCCGAAACGTAAAATGAAGCCAAACCCCTGGCTGTTACCATGCTTTATTATGGCACTTTAGCATAGCTGGCCTAATGCGCCGCCCTGTCACGGCGGAGATCACGGGTTCGAATCCCGTAAGTGTCGCCAGAATTATTGTGGGCTACCGTTCTAGGTGAGGCGGGTCTGACTGTTAATCAGAAATAGATTGGTTCGAATCCAATGCCCACAGCCAGTTTTTTGTAGTTGCTTTATTTGTGTTATTTGTAAGCCATGGGTTCGATCAAACCTGAGTAACTATGTACACAAACGGTAAATCCGGCCGGACACTCCGTTGAGCATAGCAAATAGTGCAGATAACACAAATAATGTAACTGTTGGGGATTAGTTAAATGGTATAACCACGGATTTTGATTCCGTTGTCGTAAGTTCGATTCTTACATCCCCTGCCAAAAGAATATGGGTGACGAGCAGCACTGGTGACTGCACCTGACTGTAAATCAGACGCCTCCGGCATACTTGGTTCGACTCCAAGGTTACCCACCAAGTTTTACGGTCTTTAGTAAAATGGATGATTACGGCGGGCTACGGACCCGCAGGTGGGAGTTCGATTCTCTCAGGACCGGCCAGAATATGGGGGATTGGTGCTAATTGGGAACACATGTGCTTTGCAAGCATGAGTAAGCAGTTCGAATCTGCTATCCTCCACCATAGTTTTATGCCGGATTAGCTCAGTGGTAGAGCAACCGCCTTGTAAGCGGTAGGTCGTCAGTTCGAATCCGACATCCGGCACCAGTTTTATCGCAGAGTATGGAAGTGGTCATCCGCTTGGTCTCATAAGCCGAGAATCGTAGGTTCGAATCCTACCTCTGCAACCAATAAGGTGAACATTATGAAGTTAAGTGACAAAAACGTTAAACTTGCTTATAATATAGTTGTAGGAAAAACAGAAGAATTTGATAAAAGGGATGAAGATTATAAAAATCTTATGCTTTCTTATTTAAATGATGTTAATTCTTCCTCATTACGAGAAGCAATAACATGTTATGTTTGTGGATATACATGGAATACAGAAAAACATGGCGAAGATGGAACTAATCCCATTACAAATCAACGAATTGAATGTAAACCTAAATTACACTTAACTAAACATTGTAATGGTGGTGGTATGTTCAATGATATGACAATTCAGAGAGTTGAACAACACTTAAAAAATGATGTGCAGATTGTGTGCAGTATTTTTTCACACAATCGTTTAATTTATGTTGTAGAATTTCCCTTTGCTGATATATCGGAACATATTAAAAATAGGATTAACAAAAGAAAAAAAGATTCAAGGTCATCTCCTTCTTTTTCATACACAAGTTATATGGGGTTACCCAATTTGAAAATTCATCATGTGGATTTAGAATCGATAAATAATTTTAAATGTTTAAGTAAAAATCATTATCGTATGTTAATTGAGCAAATAAATGGAAATACCACAAACAATTTATCAGAATTTTTTAAATAAAAGAAATTCAATTAGAAATTTGCAAGATCAAGATTTTGAAAATATTATTGAACGATTGGCATCGGAATTGTCTAAGATTGATTATCACATCACTTATGATGATCTTTCTTTGTTAAATGATTGGAAAAAATTAAAAATTTGGAGTACGGAAGAAAATATAATCAATTCCACTAATAGAATTGGAATGAAACTATGTGAACATTTTTTCCCAAACTTTTACGATATAAAAAACAATAGAGGAGAAAGTTTTTCTTCATTATGGAATAAAAACAATTTAATAAAAATATTGAGATGGAATAGAAAAAGTCACTCTACTCCTTATTTGTCGGAATTAAAAAGAGGAATTTATTTTTGTTGTGGACTAACAAAAAATACTATGTTTCGTCCACAAGTGGCAAAAATGATATGTGATCGTTATAAACCTAATGTCGTTTTTGATCCATGTGCTGGTTGGGGTGGTAGATTGTTGGGTGTAGTTTCTTCAGGTTCAAAGTATATTGGATTTGAACCAAATACTAAAACTTTTGGAAGTCTGCAAAATATGGTAAAGTTTCTTTCTATTGAGAATCAAGTGATGTTAATTTGCGACGATGCTTTAAATATGAAAAAATATGATTTACCTAAAGTTGATATGATACTCACTAGCCCACCATATTTTGATTTGGAGATTTATTCGGATGAAGAGACACAATCACATAAAAATAGATTGTCTTATGATGATTGGTCAAAACATTTTTTAAATGAAATAATAATTCAAAGTAATCAATTGTTGAACGATGGTGGAGTTAGTTGTTGGAACGTTGGTAAAGTTGGAAAAAATAATATGTTTGATTGCGTTGAAAAATATCAAAGTGAGTTGGGATTTAGAAAGACAACAAACTTTGGTGTTTTAAGTAGTAAAAGACAAGCACTACAAAAAAATGATGGCAATAAAAGTTTTGATAATACTGTTTGTTATATAAAAAACTAGAAATTTATTTGAGTTGTAAACATGAAAAAAGAAATTGACATAAATGAAGTGGCTGCATTTCTTGATACATGCGGCCCTGATACAAAAGTTTATATTGGTGCAGACTCAGAACGTTTTCAAATAAACGGTGAATGGTTTGCTGATTACATTCTAGCAGTGGTGATACATATTGATGGTCGCCACGGTTGTAAGATATTTGGTGCAGTTCAACGTGAACGAGATTTTGAACAAAAGAAAAATCGTCCACGGCTGCGTTTGATGAATGAGGTATACAAAGTTTCGGATCTATATCTAAAACTTTATGATGCAATACCTCATGATATTCAAGTGCATCTGGATATTAATCCAAGTGAAATGCATGGTAGTTCATGTGTGGTAAATGAAGCGATTGGTTATATCAAAGGTACATGTAATGTGATACCATTGATCAAACCAAAAGCATTTGCAGCAAGTTATGCGGCTGATCGTTTCAAAAGTTTAGCAGCATAGAAAAGGTAATGCGGGTATAGCACAGTGGTAGTGCGAAACGTTGCCAACGTTTAGGTCATCAGTTCGAATCTGATTATCCGCTCCAGGTATTCCGGTGTAGTATAATGGCAGTGCGGCAGTCTCCAAAACTGTTAGTGGGAGTTCGATTCTCTCCACCGGAGCCAGAATGGTAGACAGCACTGGTGTGCGGCGGAGATTTATAAACTCTGGAGAGTGGTCAGATGGGCTGCAACGGCTAGGTTCAAATCCTAGGTCTACTACCAGTGTTCTTTGGTGTGACCATAGTGTAATGGTAGCACTAGACATTGTGACTGTCTCAGTTCGGATTCAAATTCCGATGGTCACCCCAAAGAAAATTGGTGCTTTAGCTGATGTGGTCATAGCGGTGGCCTGAAGAGCCATGGAAGTTAGTTCGATTCTAACAGGCACCACCATTGTCCTGTAGTTAAATGGTATAACTGTCGATTGATAATCGACCATTACAAGTTCAATTCTTGTCGGGACAACCAGAATTGGTAATGTAGCATAACGGTAGTGCACCTCCTTCATACGGAGTAAAGTGTAAGTTCGATTCTTACCATTACCACCATGCGGATATGATGTAATTGGTAGCCATGCGGTCCTTAGAAGTCCGTGCCGAAGGGCGTGGGGGTTCAAGTCCCTCTATCCGCACCAAACACTCACCCTTGTATACGGTGTATAATGAGATAAGTAGTATACAAACGATTTTTGGCCCGTTAGTTTAATGGAAGAACTTCATCCTTACACGGTGATTACGGCAGTTCGATTCTGTCACGGGCTACCATGGTAAGATGGCAGAGTGGTCCAATGCAAGGGTCTGCAAAACCCTAAAGCCGTCGGTTCAAATCCGACTCTTACCTCCAGATTACGGAAGTGTGCCAGAGTCCGGTTTATTGGAACAGTCTTGAAAACTGTCGTGGGTTTACGCTCACCGTGAGTTCGAATCTCACCGCTTCCGCCAAATTATGCTGATACTAACTACATTTTTAAAAATGATTGGATACTGGATTCTTTTTGGAATTAGTGTCGGAACTTTTTTATTTTTGATGTATGGTATAGCTTACGTTATTGGAGAGTTGGCAGAGTGGTAATGCAGTGAATTGCTAATTCATCGCTCAGAAATGGGCGCATAGGTTCGAATCCTATACTCTCCGCCATTACAATTTTGACAACACTTGACAATGTTTTTCGGATATCGTATAATGATTGTTATATGTTGGAGAACGATATGAAAGCGAAAACAAACAAACTAAACAAACCACGTAACTTTGTAGCAAAAGACCTATTCACGCCAAAATACCGAATGAAGGTAGAAGTGAATACCTATAAACGTGCAGTTGAGAAACAAACTTTACGAAAGCAATCGCATGTTCTTTTCTAAAAAAGAAGTTGACGAACCCGCCGATCCTGTTGTCACGAATGATGAGATGAACAGATTTGACGGGTTTTATTTTATTCCTGATTCCGATGATTTTGAAGATAACTATAAAATGATTTTCTTCAATATGAAAGAAGAGTATTCTAATTCAACACCAGTTGAAACGTCAGAAATGGGTTTGAAGTATCATCTATGTTTTTTCAAAACTGATGAAAATGGTGCACCAGAACTAGATGATGCATTTGAGGCAATATTGGTTGATCCCATACAATATGTGAAAAATCTTACTGGCTCAGGTATTGGTGGTTGTGTACTAAAGAAAACAGATAAATCGGATGGTTGGTGGACAGATTATCTAGATTATCTTACAGGTGGTGAGTTTAAGCAGAAAGTAAAAGAAGCATTTGGTTCTATTGCAGACAATTGATTAGGAGATATATTATGACGAACGTTTTTAGTGGTGAATTGAAAGAAGTAAAAAAAGGTCGTAAATGGTTGATCGGTTTACTTGAAAGTGAAGTTGTTGAAGTGGAATTCACAAAGAAAGATGGCACAAATCGTGTGATGCGTTGTACATTACAGGAAGATTATTTGCCTGAAGTAGAAGAAGCAATTCTAATTGAAAAAGACAAATGGAAAAAAGACTCTATTGCGGTCTTTGATATTGAGAAAGAAGGTTGGCGTTCATTTCGTTGGGATTCTATCAAAACGGTGAAGTTTACTCTTGGAGATTAATATGCCTAAGTATATTGTAGAACAGATTTCCGTACATCGTAATGTATATGTTGTGGAAGCAGAGAATGAAGTAGAAGCAAAGAAAATTGCATCCGTTGCTGATGACAATTGGCAAGCATGGCTCGGTCATCTTGATGTTGATGTAAACGAATATTCAGATGAACGAATTGCTTATTTCAAACACAAAGATTACTTCTGGGATGGTGTATCATACAAAGATGAGAATGGCTATCTTGCATATATACATCCGTCGGGTGAAAGAATAGAACGTAGAGAAATTCCCATCAAATAAGTCAATGCGGGCATAGTGTTCAACGGTTAGCACGTGAGCCTTCCAAGCTTGAAGTAGGAGTTCGAATCTCCCTGCCCGCTCCAAAGGATTATTATGAAATCGTGGACACTAGAAGTAAAACAAATAGAAGATGGCGATTACATATTAGAATTCAATGATGAGATTCTGGCCGAGACTGGCTGGAAAGAAGGTGATAATCTCACATGGATAGACAACGGTGATGGTTCTTGGACGCTAAAAAAATTAGACGAGAATCATGAAAATACTGAGCAGAATCAAGAGTAGTTTTTATTATATAATATAGGAGACATTATGAGTTTAAAAGGTACAAAAACAGCGGAGTGCTTGAAAGAGGCTTTTGCTGGTGAATCAATGGCAAATCGTCGTTATCTGTATTTCGCAAATCAATGTGATATTTCAGGTGAAAACGAATTAGCATCATTGTTCCGTTCTACTGCTGAAGGTGAAACTGGTCACGCACATGGTCATATGGAATATTTGATTGAAGGTGGTGCAGGTGAACCCGGCACAGGTATGCCAGCAAAAACTGGTAAAGAAATGCTTGAAGCAGCAATCAGTGGTGAAACACATGAATACTCTGACATGTATCCTGGCATGGCAAAGATTGCACGTGAAGAAGGTTTTGATGAAGTTGCAGATTGGTTTGAAACATTAGCCAAAGCAGAACGCTCACATGCTAATCGTTATCAAAAAGCATTAGACAAACATCTTTCTGAACAATAAGGGGAAACTATGAAGTGGACTACACCTGCTGCACAAGATATGCGTTTTGGTTTTGAAATCACAATGTATATTGCAAATCGTTAAAACAAAAGCGGCTACCAAGCCGCTTTTTTGTTCCACTTTGCTTTTATTCTAAACTCGGAATCGTTTTTCATATTCTTCAAAGCAGCATTTACTTGTACTGCCAATTTACAATCTTTGGTAACAAGAATTAGATTATTACCTTTGTTGGTGTAAACGTAATATGTTTCTTCATCTTCAATATATTCAACGTACATCATTTTGGTATCTCACAGTCAATCCATTTTAGATTTTGGTAGTATTGATATCCCCAAGTACCTTTTGGTAATAGACAGCGACCCATTTCAGGATAAACTTCAATACGGATTTGTACGATAGCCCATATCAACCAAGAAACGTAAGCAATAAGAATTGTTGATATACTGTATTTCCAAATATTACATTTGATATGATTTATTCTACGGAGTTTTCTTTCTCTTGATATTCTTGCTTGTCTTTCTTGGCGCTGCATTTGTTCAGCAATAAGAACAGATTGTCGTTTGCCCATTTCTTTCATCATTGCTTCAACCTCAGTCCACAATGCACCTAATTCTGGAGGACTTTGATAAACCATAATCTCACGAAGTTCTGTACTCATTTGCTGAAGTTGTTTTTTCATTAGAACACGATTCAATGCTCTTTTACCAAGACTGTCGTTTCCTGTATAAACTTCGGTATTACTGCGGCGCTCTTCTTCTTCAAAAACAGCCATACATTTGTAATAGTTATCAAAATATGTACCTAACTGATCACCAATTTGTTGGTAGATGTTGACCGTTTCACCATCTTTTTTGTTGAGTTCAATGATGCGGTTCTTTTCCGCAATGTACTGATTACGTTCGGCTGTGGTAGGAGGATGATCTTTGTGTTTCTTGTTGAATTGGTCGTCCAGGTCCTTGAGAACATCTTTGATGTCCCCCGCAGCACCTTTGATATCTTTGTAAAGTTTACAGCCTTCTTTGACCAGTTTGACTGCCCCGTTGGCTAGGGCAAAGAGAGTAATCGGATCCATTATCCTTTATGCAACATTTCCTATAAGAAACATGAAAACGTTCAAAAAAGACAATCTTGACAATCACCCACTATTTATGCTACAATGTGTTTTGGTGAATAAATACATCATGGAGATGTTATGAGTAGAACAATTGACGTAAAGGCACTATTATCAAATAACAAAGAACCCAAGTTTTCGGGTGAATTGTCACAATCGCAACTGACTCAGGCGCTGAGTTGGTATGCTCAAAATCGTGATAGCAAAGATGCAACAAAATACGCTACCGATTACTTCAAAAAGAAACTCAAAATCCCGGCTCCAGACGGTCTGAAATCCCAGCCCAGTACATTCGGGTTCATCTGTAGAATCGTGAGCACTGGAGGGGTCCTAAACGCTTCCAACACTACTTGGTTCAATGAAACAATCGACAAACTCAAACAAGCAACATCAGTTGCCAAACCGACAACCACAAATATCGTATCAATTCAGGATCACATTAAGCGGAAAGCATCCGACTGTATCGGAGAACTGGAAGGTCAAATTGACGAATTGATAACAACAGAGTTCAAAGCAAATGTTTCACCTTATGCAACAATGACTGGCATGGAAGTCAAGGGTGCACATACCAAATTTGTAATTGAACATTTCAAAACACGCCGTGCAGAATATGATGATGTTTTGACAACCACTGATGCTGATATCAAAGAAGCATATTCAAACTTTACGAAAACACAATTGAAAAAACTTGTTGCATATTGTGATCAGGTAATTGTTGATAGCATGAAACTTGCTGGTGATGCGGTGAAGTCACGCAAGCCACGCAAACGCAAGGCAAAATCGGCCGATCAAGTTGTTGCTAAAATGAACTACGCAAAAGATTTTGCCGAATTGAAACTTGTGTCTATTGATCCTAAAACAATCATCGGTGCATCTTCATTGTGGGTGTATAATACCAAAACACGTAAACTTGGTGTTTATCATGCACTTGATGCTGTTGGTCTTGGTATCAAAGGTTCTACGATACAAAACTTTGCCGAGAGTAAGTCAATCAGCAAAACGCTGCGTAAGCCAGCAGTTACTTTACCAGAAGTATTGAAAGCTGGTAAAGTTGCACTCCGAAACATACTAAACGACATTCGTGCCGCAGAAACACAGTTGACAGGCCGAATCAATAATGATACAATTTTATTGAGAACAGTAAAATGATAATCTTTGACTACAATCAAGTAGCCATCTCTACATTGATGGAACAGATCGGTTCATCTAAAAAACCGGTTGAAGAAGCATTGGTACGACACATGATACTCAATGTTATCCGAACATATGTAAAGAAATTCAAGGCTACACATGGACCAGAAGTGGTAATTGCATGTGACAATCGCAATTACTGGCGCCGTGAAGTATTTCCACAATACAAAGCATCACGTAGAAAAGCACGTGAGTCCTCTGGTCATGACTGGAACTCCATCTTTGAATGTCTACACAAAATCAAAGAAGAACTAAAAGAACATTCACCATACAAAGTGGTTGATGTTGATACCGCAGAAGCAGATGATATTATTGCCACTTTGACGATACGCAATTCGGCGCATCAAAAGATAATGATTCTATCATCCGACAAAGACTTTGCACAGTTGCAAAAGTTTGCCAATGTTGAGCAGTATTCGCCAATACTAAAGAAGTTCATCAAAGAACCTCTGCCAGCGGTGCAATTGAAACAGATGATTATTCGTGGTGACAAGGGCGACGGCATACCAAACATCCTATCTGCTGATGATAGCATTATCAATGGTATTCGTCAAAAGCCTATCACTGAAGCCAAAATCATAAACTGGCTCAATCAAGCACCAGAAGAGTTCTGTGAAGGTGAAATGCTGCGTAATTACAAACGCAATGAAATGATGATTGATCTGACCAAAGTGCCAGAAACACTCCAGCAATCCATCATAGATACATATGATAGTGCTACTGGTCACACCAAACAGCATTTCATGAATTACATGATTGCAAATAAACTGAAAAACTTGATTGAAGTCATTGACGAATTTTAGAAATGGAAAACTATGAGTTCTGAGAAACTATACTCCGAAATATTTGAAGAGTTTGAAAAAACAACAACAAAACAGGAACGAATAAACCTTCTTCGTCGTGAAGGCGATGAACGCTTTCGTTTCTTTCTACAATTAGCATTCAATCCTGCAATTGAGTTTGATATTGTGTTACCACACATGTATCGTCCAGCAAAAGAACCAGCTGGGTTGAACTTTGCTTATCTTGATACCGAGATGCCTAAGATGTATCGGTTTATCAAGAATCATCCAATGCGTCCACCAGAGTTTACCGCAGATAAGACTACGCAGATTATTTTGGTTATATTAGAATCACTGCACCGTGATGAGTCTGCGCTTTTTCTGAAAATACTAAAAAAAGAATTCAAAGTAAAAAATCTTACACACAATTTAGTCAAAGAAGCATTTCCTGATTTAGTGATATGAGAATAGTCGTTGTCTCTGGTGGTTTTGATCCCATTCATTCAGGTCATCTTGCAATGCTGCGTGAAGCAGCGGGCATGGGCGACAAACTAATCGTTGGTGTAAACTCCGACATCTGGCTCACACGCAAGAAAGGCAAACCGTTCATGAACATACATGAACGCAAGGCTATTCTGCAAGCAATTCGTTGGGTAGATGAAGTGTTGGAGTTTGACGATTCTGATGGTACTGCATGTGAATTACTTGAACGAGTAATATCATATTATACAACACGAATATATGAAAGTCATGAGTTTATTTTCGCAAACGGCGGAGATAGAACTGAAGAAAACAATGCCGAAGCAAATGTACCTGGATGGCAATTTGCTTATGGTGTTGGTGGTAGTGATAAAAGGAATTCATCATCTTGGTTATTGAGGAGCTGGAATGAAAGTAGCGATAGTGACACCGACCATAGGTTCAGATTATTTGGAGAAGTGCGTAGAGTCAATCCGTAATCAAACTTATGAAAATCTAACACATTATATTTTTGTTGATGGTGACGAATATACAGACAAAGTTATAGAAGTCACAAAAAATATTTCTGATGAAAAAATAAAAGGAGTATTTCTTGAAGAGAATGTTGGCAAAGGTTGGTACGGGCATCGTGTATATGCTGCATGTGGTTTTCTTGTCAATGCTGATGTTGTATGTTATCTTGACGAAGATAATTGGTTTGAACCTAATCATGTTGAGAAACTTGTGGAGAGAATCCAAAAAGGTGCTGATTGGGCATACTCACTGAGAAAGATTGTTGATAAAGAAGGTAATTATGTTTGTGATGATAACTGTGAATCATTAGGCCAATGGCCAATCTATTTCAATCCCGATGCATATCATATTGATACTTCATCATTCATGGTGAAGGCTGATATTGCCCGTAAACTTGGTGCAGCATGGTATGGACAGTGGGGTGCAGATCGCCAGTTCTTCAATGCACTGAAGCAATATTTTCCAAACTTTGCATGTTCAAAACAGTATTCGTTGAACTATCGGTTAGATGGTAATCCTAATTCTGTGAATGCAGAGTTCTTTGATAAAGGTAATGCAGAAAACGCCAAACAATATCCAGATGGCTTTCCTTGGCAAAAGCAATACTCTGAAGAGTATATTGTAGGTCCTGGTATAACAATAGTGAGTGGATAATGTCAGAAACACATAAGAGAACGATTGTTCGTGCAATCAGTTGGCGTATCGTAGCAACATTAGTTACAGCAGCATTTACAGGACTGTCTGGTGCTATTATCATCAATATTTGGATGACTGTTGCACATTACATTCACGAAAGAGCATGGTTGAAATTGAATTGGGGAAAAATAAATGAAAGTGCAGAACACGGAGATTGAAGGACTAAAAGTTATTCAACCGATAGTGTATGAAGATTATCGTGGCACAAACTTTGAATCATACAACAAGTTTACCTATCATCATGATGACATCACACACTCATTTGTAGTAGATAGCATTTCAACATCACGCAAGCATGTTCTTCGTGGTATTCATGGTGATGACAAAACCACAAAGCTAGTTTCATGTTTATATGGTACAATTTTTGTTGTGGTAGTTGATACTAGATATCCGTCAAGAACTTTTAGGGTGTATGAAACATTTACTTTGTCTGATAGAAACAAACATCAATTGTTGATTCCACCTGGGTGTGGTAATGCTCACTTAGTTATGTCTGACGAGTGTGTATTCAGTTACAAACTTGATCAATATTATGATCGTGATTCACAGTTTACAATCAAGTGGAATGATCCGATGTATAACATTCCTTGGCCTATAAAAAATCCTATTTTGTCAGAAAGAGATAGATGAGAACAGCACTTGTTACTGGTGGTGCAGGTTATCTTGGATCACACTTAGCAAAAGCACTGAAGCAAGCAGGATATTACACATTTTGTTTTGATTTGAAACTCCCAGAAAATAGAAAGTATTGGGACAATCAAATCATGGGTGATATTCGTAGTCGTGAAGATTTAGATGAAGTATTTGAAAAGTTTGGTCGAATACATAAACAAAAGTTTGATGTAGTATTTCATCTTGCCGGACTCATTGAAGTTGGCGAATCTGTCAACGAGCCTGAAGAATATTGGCAAACAAACGTAGGTGGCACTTGCAATCTACTTACCACAATGAAATCATATAATGTTAGGAATATTGTTTACTCTTCTACTGCTGGGCTTTATCGTTCGACTGGGACGGACCTATCAGAAAAAGATCAAATAGCAGAAAACAATCCGTATGCAAACAGCAAACATGCTGCGGAATGTGCAATCCGTAATTCAACTATGAATTATGTTATCTTTAGATTTTTCAATCTTGCTGGTGCTGATCCAGAATGTGAGATGGGTGAATGCCATGATCCAGAAACACACTTGATTCCGGCAATGTTTGAAAATCTAAATAACTTTGTTATCAATGGTGATGGATACAGAACTGTTGATGGAACTTGTGTTCGTGATTATGTGCACGTATCGGATGTTGCTGATGCACATATTCTAGCCGACAACTATTTACAAACACGATTATCAAACCAACCAAGATTATTCAATCTAGGCACTGGAAAAGGTCACACTATTTTACAAGTGATTGACGCTGCTGAAAAAGAATTGAAAGTCAAAGTAGACTATTCTTTTGGTCCAAGAAGAGAGGGTGATCCTCCACGATTGGTCGCAATTCCAGACCTTGCCAAAACATTTCTAAACTTCAAACCTAAACATAATTTGACATCTATTTTGAGAACGGCATATAATTGGTATGAGCACCGAAACAGAAATACAATTTGATCATTATGCACATTTTCTTTCGGGTAATATTGATCCGATGAACATTGAGGCTGCTTCACGATGGTTACTATATGCCAAGTTCAACAAGATAGAAAAACCATTGACACTTCACATAAACTCCGAGGGTGGTGATCTAGGTGATGCCATTGGTCTTGTTGATCTGATGCGTGGACTTGGTGTCACTGTCCGTACACTTGGCTATGGTAATGTGTTGAGTGCTGGCTTTATGATATTTGCTGCTGGCCAAAAAGGTTACAGAGCCATAGGCAAAAACACAACAATCATGATTCATCAATTCAATGACGGATTTGATGGCAAGTATCACGACATGAAAGCATATGCCAAAGAGTGTGACAGATACAACAAAAAGATGGAACAGATATTGTCCGAGTGTTCCAATCTTACAGTCAAGGATGTGAGAACGAAACTTCTAAAGTCAACTGATGTCTGGTTGTCGGCCGAAGAGTTATTAGAGTATGGTATTGCTGATATTATCTTTTAGGAGTAATAAATATGTTGTCGGGCGGTAAAAAGTTCCAGAAGCCAAAAAAGACCAAATTTCACAAAAACCATGAGAGCGATGAGTATCGTAATTTGAAGCATCAAAAACATCATGATAAGACGATGTATCGCCTGTTAAAACAGGAAAACGATTATGTCTTACAAGGACGAACTGAAGAAACAAATTGAGCAAATTGAAACATCCCTAGACGTAGACAAAATACGCCTTCAGCAACTCTACCGTGAGTTGGCTGATGTACAACTGAAAGAAAGAATTGGTGAGCAGCCTGTAAGCACACAATTACTGCAAGGGTAATTGGAATGCCACCTATTCTTGGATCATTTGGATTAGCTTCAATTAATTCATATGGTTTTCTAAATCTGCGTTCTTCCGGTCCGACCATCAACATACAATATCTCATAGTTGGTGGTGGTTCGTGTGGTGGAGTTTCTGGTGGTGCTCACGTTGCTGGTGGTGGTGGCGCTGGCGGCGCAAATAGAGGTTTCGATTTCTTTTCAATAGGTGTACCCATTACTGTAAGCATAGGTGGTGGAGCAGCAGCACCTCTTTCAACAACTTCACCAGACTGGCAAGTTGTTAATGGAGGTAACTCATTCATTCAAGGTGGTGGTAAAGCAAGAATCAATGGGTATGGTGGTGGTTATGGTGGAGGATACACTGGAGGACCTACTTCTGGTAGTTCGGGTGGTTCTGGTGGTGGTGGAGGTCCGAATGATTCTGGTAGTCCATCTCTTTACCCAACTCAAGGCAATGCTGGCGGCGCAGGACAAAATCCTGGAAGTGCTATTCAAGGCTTAGGCGGCGGTGGCGGTGGTGCCGGTGTTGCTGGTGGGCAAGGTCCTGGTGGAAATGGATACACTTGGCTTGATGGTGTTGTGTATGCTGGTGGTGGAGGTGGTGGAGCAGGATCGACTAGAAGTATTCAGCCGGGCGGCACTGGTGGTGGAGGCAATGGGGCCATATATCCTGGAACCGGCACTGGTGCTGTTGGTGCTCCTGGTGGAACTAATACTGGTGGTGGTGGAGGTGGTGCTTCTTCTCAGCCAGGCGGTGGCCTTACTGGTGGTGGTGCTGGAGGATCTGGTGTAGTTCTTTTTGCACAACTTCTATCTCCGCCGGATGGTACGCCTAATGCTCCAGCAACAACTACAGGATCTCCGACGATAACAACAAATGCGACATATAGGTTTTACAAATTCACTGGCGCAGGAACAATAACCTTCATATAAAGTTATCACCTTCTTTTATTTGTATAAATAAAGCAAATAGGAGATAAAAATGCCTTTAACTAGAATAACTACGGGCGGTATAAGCGACTCAAATGTTACTGGGCCTAAAATTGGTACTGGTGCTATTAGTTCCAACAATTTTGCCGGTGGTGGTATTACGTCAAATGTGTTGTCACAGAATTTGACACTATCTGTTGCACGTGTATCTGAAGCATTAAACATCAATAGTACAGTAATTGGTGATAAATCAGCAAGTGGAACAAACGTAAACATTGATGTTGTAAACACTACTGTATATTATTTTTCTTCAAATACCACTGGTAACGTAACATTCAATCTTCGTGGCAATAATGTAAATACTTTTGATTCACAAGTTCAGGTCGGTAGCACTGTTTCTGTTGTTATCACTCTTCGCCACAATACAGCAGCGGGTCGTGCTTGCACAAATGTAATGATTGATGGTGGCTTGATTACAACAACAAAAGCAAATCCAGATTCGCCAACAAGTAATTTAATTTTCTATGCAGGAAATACTGCTCCTGCATTTGATTCTTTAAGTGCATATCCCGCAACGACTTTAGAAACCAACGTGATTGGTATCAATATCTTCAAAAAGGCAGCAAACTCATATTTTGTTTTATATTCTAATACATTATTTGGGTTGACATAATGCCACTTTTAGCAACAATTGGTAATGGTTCATTTTTATCATATGGTCTTGTAAAACGACCGACCTTATTTTACGAACAAATATTAATATTCAAAGGTTCGAGCACTTGGACTGTACCCGAGAATATCAATTCAATTGAATATCTTGTTGTCGCTGGCGGTGGTGGTGGTGGTGGATCAAGAGCCGGTAGTCACAACGCAGGTGGTGGTGGGGCAGGTGGTTTACTGACGGGTACCGCTACAGTAACATCCTGTACAACATTGTCTATTGTTGTTGGTGGTGGTGGATCTGGAACGATGGATGGTTTTGGTGCTACATCTGGTGCAGGTTCTTCAATTACTTCTCCCTCACTCTCTTTCACGACTACAGGCGGTGGTGCTGGTGGTGGTGTAGAAAATAATCCTGCTGGTGGTGGTAATGGTGCTGCTGGTGGTTCTGGTGGAGGTGGTTCGGGGCCATTTAATACAGGAGGCACAGGAACGCCGGGTCAAGGAAATAATGGTGGTAATTTGGCCGGTGGCGGTGGTGGTGCTGGTGGCGCTGGTGGTACTCCTGCTGGTGGCATTGGTGTTTATTCTGCTATTACTGGAACCACTGTAGGTTATGCTGGTGGAGGTGGTAGTATTAATGCTGCTGCTAATGATTTTGGTGGTGGTAGAGGTGGTACAGTTGCAGTTACTACTACAAATGGAACACAATTTACTGGTGGTGGTGGAGGTGGTGCCGACTCTGGTGGCCCAACGCAAGGTGCTGCCGGTGGTTCGGGTGTTGTAGTCATAAAATATCTGACTACTAGTTTTACTGCTGGAACAGTTGTTAGAGTATTCAATGATTCAGGATCATATGTCGTACCAACTGGAGTTAATAGAATTAACTATCTTGTTGTCGCTGGTGGCGGTGCTGGCGGATTCGGTCCATCAGGAGCAACAAATGGTGGCGGTGGCGGCGCTGGTGGCTTCGTATTATCTTATGGTGTTCCAGTTACACCTGGCGGCACATACGCAGTGACGGTTGGTGCTGGTGGTGCTGGTGGTCCTAGTGCTGGAGTTCAAGGAACTAATTCAACTTTAGTCGGACCTGGTGTATCAGTCACAGCATATGGTGGTGGTGGCGGCGCTCAAAATGGTAATGGTGGTAATGGTGGTTCGGGTGGTGGAGCAAGCACAGGCTTTGCCGGACCTGCTTTAGTTGGTGGCTCGGGTGTATACTCCGGTAGCCCATATGTAAGTGCACCAGCACAAGGTAATGATGGTGGAAACGGCCGTCCAGCAAGTGCTGGTGGCGGCGGTGGCGCTGGTGGTAGAGGTCGCAATAGCACAGATTTACGTGATAGATTATTCTCTGGTGGATTTGGAGTTTGGTCAACAATATCTGGCGCTAATACTGGATACGCTGGTGGTGGCGCTGCTGGCGATTCTGGTTTTGGAGCATTCCAGTGGGGTGGTGCTAATACTTCAGCTACAGCAAACAATAATACTGGTGGTGGTGGCGGTGGTTCGGCTGGAAGTGCTGTTACCGGAAGTGGTGGTTCGGGTGTTGTCGTAATCAGTTATGATGTAGGTTCAATACTTCCATATCCAACAGTAAATCCTAATTCTGGATATCAAACATTTACTTCATCGGGTACATTTACAGTGCCAACTGGAATTACTTTACTTGATTTATTTGGTGTTGGCGGTGGCGGCGGTGGTGGTTCATCTAGAGGAAATCCAGCACCATCAGGAACGCAAGATTTTACAGCAAGTGGAACATGGACTGTTCCTGCTGGTGTTAATTATGTAGATTATTTGGTAGTTGGTGGTGGTGGATGTGGTGGTATTTCTGGTGGTTCACACCTTGCCGGTGGTGGTGGTGCTGGAGGTGTAGTAACTGGAACAAGATTGGCTGTAACACCAGGAGCATCAATATCAGTTAGTGTTGGTGGTGGCGCTGCTGCTCCAGTTGGTACAGGATCACCTAATTGGCAAAGAGCACGAGGAACAGATTCTTCGTTTTCATTTCCAGGTACAAGTGTCACTGCATATGGCGGTGGTCATGGCGGCGGTGCTACAAGTGGTGCTGATGAGGGACAATCTGGTGGATCGGGTGGTGGTGGTGGAACAGGTCAACCCGGTGGTCCTGGCACACTGGGTCAAGGAAATAATGGTGGTTCTGGACTTAATCCACAAAGCACAGGATATGGTGGCGGTGGTGGTGGAGCTGGTGCTGCTGGATCAAATTCACCTGTCGTTGGTAAAGGCGGTGATGGTATAACTTGGAATAGTTACACTGTTGGTGGTGGTGGAGGTGGTGGTGTTTCAACTCAACCAGTCGCTCCCGGTGGATCTGGAGGTGGTGGTGCTGGTGGAAAATTCCCTGCAACTTCTGCAAGTAATGGTGGAACGAACACTGGCGGCGGTGGTGGTGGAGCATCAAGCACACCCGGAGGTGATTTGTTAGGTGGTGGTGCTGGTGGTTCCGGTCGTGTTATATTTAAGTGGACGAATGGATTAGTTTATAAAGGCGGTGGTGGAGGTGCAGGAGGATATAGAATTCAGTCTAATTTTCCAGTAACACCCGGAGCAACATTTACTGTTACTGTAGGCCCTGGCGGTGCCTCAGATACACAAGGTACATTAACTTCTGTTACCGGTCCGAGTCTTGCTTTTACTGCTGATGGTGGTGGTAAAGGCGGTAGTGGTGCTGTCGGCGGCAGTGGTGGTGCTGGTGGAGGTGGTTCTGAAACTTTTGCTGGAGGTCCTGCGTCAACTGGCGATGTAATTGGTTTTGCTGGCGGCGCTGGTTCACCAACCACTCCGGGAACCGCAGGTGGTGGTGGCGGTGGTGGAAGTGTAGGGGGAACACCTGCAACTGGTATAGGTGGAATTGGAATAACAAGCTCATTCATAGGAACAACAAATGTATATGCCGGTGGTGGTGCGGGTGGAACTCCAGCATCTTATCCTGCCGGTGCTGGTGGCGCTTCATATGGTGGCGGTTTACCTAGCACAACAGGCAATGGTGTATCGGGCACACCAAACACCGGTGGAGGTGGTGGTGGTGCACCATCATTCCCGGCAAGCGGTGGAACTGGTGGTTCTGGTATAATTGCATTTAGATGGTGGGCACAAGGTGGTTTTCCTGTAACACCACAAAGATAAACATAAATGTAATAGATTTATCATAAAAACAACACTTGACAAAGGTAGACTTCTCTAGTATAATGGTTATACTATGAAAAGTCTGCCTGATGTCGGTTCAACAATTTCCGTAAATTGTCAATATTACACTGGTCCTGCCGAGTTCACTGGCGTGGTCGTCAATCCTTACCGTTGGCTCAATGACGGTGAGTTCTGTTTACAAACTGGCAATCCAGCATTTCCGGTGTCAGTTATCAATTTGAAAAATGTTGTTGATTTGAAAATACTCAAAGGTTCAACAACAAACATCCGCAAGTTCAAAGTCGCAGGTTCAAAAGGTGAATACATTGTAACATTGTCGGGAACGCATTATTCTTGTTCCTGCATTGGTTTCAAGTACCACAGCAAATGCAAGCATATCACATCGGTAAAGAATAAGATTACCACTTGACAATTATTTCAACCCTTGCTATAATGGTATTGTTATGATGATCAGAATCTACTCAAAGTCAAAAAAGAAGAAGTTGACGAAGAAGCAATTGCAAGAACAGCAAGACTTCGTGGCTTCAATCAACAAGATTCCGCTGCCGTCTGGTGGTCGGTTCCCTGCTGCTGCGCCAAAGAAAGTAAAAGCAAAGCCTGTGTTCTCCTACACGCCTCCACGTGAGACTGTACGTGCACCATCTTTGCCAGACACACACAAGGGTGCACTGACTAAAACTGGTATCATGAAAGACTATCACAAACTCTCATCTTCCGACCGTGAGATTGTGAATGATGTTGCATCTTGTACGGCTCCATTACACAAAGGTAATTACGTTTACGTTACCGAAGGTATGAATCCTGCAAGTCTTGGTCGGAAAAACGAGGTATTGTAATGCTTGACAATCTTGCCAAGTCATGCTATACTATTATTTCTATTGTTATTATGGAGTTTTGTTATGAGTAATAAATCTGTTGCATATTGGGCAAATCGTAAGGGTAATAAATCCGGTAAGCCCGTTCGTTGGGAACGTCTGCTGATGGTTCTTGGCAATGGTGGTGTTGTATCTCTCAAAGAAATTGCAGATACAATGCAGTACAAAGCCATGAATCGTATCAGTGCTGAGATTGTTACACTGAAATACAACGGTGGTATCGTGAAAGCACACAAAGACGGTCGTACCGTTGTTGGTTACGAACTTGTCAACTTCAAAGAAATGGTTGACACCAAACTCACACCACGTGGTTTCTCTGTGACACCTATCGTCGGTCGTGATGCTGGTCTGACCAAACTTGCTGATCTTGCTGCTAAACCAGCTAAGGCTGTAAAAGCACCTAAGGTCAAAGCTCCAGTGGTTGAAGATGAGGTAACCGAAATCACTGAGTAAATCGTTTCGGAGAGCGGACTGTCGGGATGACGAGGCTGCTCTCCTCTTTTTATAAGGTGAATTATGTCTAAACTTTCAGAATGGTTTGCTGCCAAGTATCTTCAGATTGAGGCGCAAGCCATCAAGTCTATTGATACGGCAAACTTTTATAGTGATCTATTTACAGAACGTCAAAAGTTCTATATGATAGCAACTGTCATGGCTTTGTTTGCTATGACTGGTGCATATGGTGCCGTGCAGTTTATCGGCTTTATTTACATTATGTCTAAATTGACTCCTGAGGATGAAAATGAAAACTAAGTTTCTTTTTCTTGTACCATTACTTGCGCTGACTGCTTGTGTATCAGCACCAGCACACAAAGACCCTGTGCATAATCCACAAGGTCTAAACTCTGATGAACTTATCAAAACACAAATAGCAAAACTTGAAGCCATGCAACGTGAAATGGAACGTCGGGAAAACGATCTGAAGTTTCAACACATGAAAGAATTGCATTCAATGCAGTTACAACAAAAAGCACCACACACAGTAAATACCAACTGTAAGTTTTTCTGTTTCTAATGAATATCTTTTACCTAGACCACGATGTACGCAAGTGTGCAGAAATGCATAACGACAAACACGTGGTTAAAATGATCCTTGAATATGCTCAATTACTCTCTACTGCTCATCGGATTCTTGATGGTATTGTTGAGCCTGGTTTATCTAAAACTGGACGAAAGAAAACAATTTATCGTTTGCCTGACGAGCGTGATAGTGTATTGTATGGTGCTACTCACGTATCTCATCCATCTGCTGTTTGGGTAAGGCAGTCCGACAGAAATTATATTTGGTTGGCGAATCTTCTGATTGCTTTGTGTGAAGAATATACCTATCGTTATGGTAAAACACATAAAATCGAACGTGACGGTTTGTGTTATGTGCTGCTGAAAAATGTTCCGAATAACATTCCAATCAAAACTTTCACCGAACCAACGCCAGCAATGCCTGATGATGTGAAAGTTCCTAAAGCAGGACCACGTGGAATGTTACATTATGACTCTCTTGCTTCATATCGGAATTACTATATAAAGAATAAGACACATCTTGCCAAGTGGAAGAATCGATCGATTCCTATTTGGTATACTGAAAATATTACTTGATGCCTACATACGATTTTTTAAACACTGAAACCGGTGAAACATTTGAGAAACTTATAAGCCTTTCAGGCAAAGATGAATATCTCAAAGAGAATCCGCACATCCAACAAGTTCATTTAGGCGCCATGCATATTGTCAGTGGCGTATCAATTACTGGTAAAGTACCAGATGGTTTCAAAGAAGTCCTAGCAAAAGTTTCCGAGAATCACAAACAATCCTCTGTGGCAAATCGTCACGGCAAAAAAGGAATCAAAGAAGCACAAACACAGAGGCTTGTTGATAAGCATTTAGGTAAGTTTGGGCAGTAACTTTGTTATGCTAACTTTGTATCAGGAGAGAGCATGTCAAAAAAATCTTTGCAGAAAAAAGTAGCATTACTGAATGAATATATTACAAAAGAACTAGAACGTGAAATACAAACTGAAATTACTCAGTTGGAAAAAGAACATGTCACTGCAAAGAACGAAAAGAAGTTTATAAGACCATATTTTAGTAGAAATCATTACTTTACATAATGCGAATATTTGAACACGAAAAGATACCACAACTCCAGTTCGATCTGACAGCCGAAAGCACCGATGTTGGTAGACTGTATACTACACCAGAAGGTAAAAAGTATAAGTCTATCACTACGGTGCTTTCTAATCACAACAAACAAGCTATCTACGAATGGCGTCAGGCTGTAGGTGAAGAACACGCTAATAAAGTATCACGCCGTGCGGCAGATCGTGGCACAAAGGTGCACAAGATTTGTGAAGATTATTTGAAGAATGAAATACCAGAACTAAAGATGCAAATGATGATGCCAGACTTGAAGGAATTATTCTTCAAGATCAAGCCTCACATTGATGAAAATATTGGTAAGATTTATGCACAAGAGCAAGCACTGTACTCCGACAAGTACCGAATTGCTGGTCGTGTAGACTTGATTGCTGAGTGGAATGGTAGATTGTCAGTCATTGACTATAAGACATCTACAAAGCAGAAAGATGAAGAGAATATCCAGAACTACTTTATGCAATGTACAGCATATGCACTGATGTTTGCCGAACGAACTGGCATATGGATTGATGATATTGTGGTGCTGATTGCTACAGAAGAAGGACCGGCACAGGTGTTTGAACGCCAGATCCACGATTATCGGCAACCTCTGATTGAGTATATTGATAAATATGCTTGACATATTGGAGGCATCATGCTATCATTCAAACAACACGTACAATTAGATGAAGGCAATCCACTTGCTAGGCTATACAAACATGCACAAGAAGGACGCCATTATGCTGTATTATCTGCACAAAGAGGTCCCGATGAGGCAACACCAGAAGAAAATAAGAAACGCCACGAAGAACTAAAGAAGAAATTGACTGCTCAAGGTTATGCTCATAAAGAAGTAGAAGGACATTGGGAAGGCACAAAAGAGAAGTCTATCATGGTTCATGCTAAAGGAACTGGCGCAGAACATGGTAAACAATTGTATAGTGACATGAAAAAGCATGGATCAGACTACAATCAAGATTCCATTTACTATCATGATCACAATGGCGGTAAAGTTCATGGAACAAATGAAACAGGTTGGCCGGGTAAAGGAAAAACACAACCAGTTGGACAAATGAGATACAATAGACCAGATTCAGCATATCAAACTGAAACAAAACCTAAATCTGACAAACCTTTGAAACCCGGTAGAACAAGTAAAGGTTCAGCTAAGTTTACTACGAAATCAAAATATGGTGGATAATTATGCATGAAGTGGCAAGAAAATTAGCAGAGAAATCTGGATATAATGTGAAGTACACTGAGACACAACATAATGGTCATATCATGAGAAATCTTTTGGATACATATGCCCGTAATGTTGCACGTGAATGTGCTGCTTTAGTTGATACGGAAGAAGATAAGCAGAAGATACTAAATCATTTTGATATCAAATAGAATTGTTGTAACTCCTTCAAAGTGAAGGCATTCTGGACGGCGGTTCAATTCCGCCCAGCTCCACCAGAAACACATAGTTGTCCTAGATGAAAGAAACCTCTGAGGGCTCTAGCGGGGATTGTGTGTTTCTGATGGGGCTGACCTGGTTTCGACAGGGTGAGATAGTGGAGAAGGCAACACAGTAGGCGATGACTGTAAATCAAGCAAATCTATAAATGCAAATGACGCATTTTACGGTGAGGATCGCCTAGCGGCGTAACTTACATGGGGTCTGAGGGAGTGTACCTTATTACCAAAACACTCCCACCAATTTTATTATATTATGCGTGTACATATTTCTAATTATCGTGATCACTGGATTTCTCCATACACAATATTGGAGAAAATATTTTTCTGGCGTGAGATTGATTATGATGAACCATTGATTGAAAAATGGTCAGATCGTCTTGTACCTATCAGCCAAGCAATTCAAAAGTTTCTTGACTTTGTTCGTCCACGTGTAATTGATGTGAAGATTGACTATTGGGATACATGGTCAATGGATCATACATTGGCACCTATTATTCTTCCGATGCTCAAACAACTCCGTGATACCAAACATGGTTCACCTATGATTGATATGGAAGATGTGCCCGAATACATGAGAACAACAAGCACTGAAGATTATGATTCACAAAAAACATTTGATTTTTATGAAGAGAATGTTCCAGATGGATACGATTTACACAAACGTTGGGAATGGGTACTGAACGAAATGATTTTTGCCTTTGAACATTTAGTAGATGAATCATGGGAAGAAAAATATTACTCTGGTGTAATTGATACGAAGTTCGTTACCGACCCAAATAATCCAAAAATATCAACAATGGAAGATGGTCCTAATCACACATACAAATGTGATTATGAAGGTATGTTCAAAGTATACGAACGTATGGACAACGGATTCCGTCTATTCGGCAAATATTTCCGTAACCTCTGGGACTAAAAGATACTAAATAAGTATACTGGCACTACACACACAATCGCCAGTAAACACACACAGGAGTAAACACATGAGTAATCTAACACCGTTTGAGATTCGTCTTGAACTTCTTAAAATGGCCAAAGAACTTCTATTGGAAGATTATAATTCCAGTAAAGAACGGCTAGTCAATGAATGGCAAGTGAAGGTAGAGTCCGCTAAACTAAACGGACAAGCAATACCAGATCATCCTGCCTTTCCAACTTATCCCTCAGAAACAGATATCATCACTAAGGCAGCAGCCTTGAATGGTTTCGTTTCAAATATTTCAGCAGAAAAAACACAGAGCAAAAAATCTGCCTGACGGGAACGGAGGTGCGTTGATGCACCTCTCTAACTTATAGGAGAAATTATGCGTTACATAACACTATTACTTTGTAGTATCTTTGCAGTATTTGTATTATACGTAGGACATGCAGCAGCAAATATTCGTGTGCCAGTTACACCGCATGTACAACTGGAAGATTTATCGCCTCATGCACGTGCAGAGGTAGAATGCCTTGCACAGAACATGTATTTTGAAGCAGGTAAAGAACCAAAACTTGGACAACTTGCCGTAGCATTTGTCACACACAATAGAATGCAATCAGGTATGTTTCCTGATTCTTATTGTGGCGTAGTAAAACAAAAAGCGGAAGGTGTATGTCAGTTTTCATGGTACTGCGACAAGAGAGCAAAAGGTATGATTGATCGCAACATCTTGACAACAGAGAGCAATCCAGTGTATAATAATCTTACTGACTTGGCATTGCGCTTTTACCTATACACTGAAACATTCAAAGATCCAACAAAGGGTGCATTGTTCTTTCATGCTGACTATGTGAAGCCAACATGGAGTAACATAAAACACACGGTACAAATAGGTAGGCACATTTTTTATAACAAGGTAAAAAGAAGCACATGAGTATACTAAACAAAAAGGAGAAGGTGAATATGGAAAAGGGATTGAGTAGTGTAACCACGATAGCAATTACTGTGGTTTTACTTTCAATCGTTACTGCGGTATGTTTGTATGGTCTGAACGACAGAAAACTTATGGCAGCAAATATTGAAAACGCTATCGCAAAGGGCATTGATCCGCTGACAGTTAGGTGTTCATATGCCAAGAGTGATGATATTGTTTGTATAGCACACGCTGCAAATCGTAAATAATAGGAGATTATATAATGAGTTATGATGATTACAATGAGAACCACAATTTTACTTTTCGTTTTGATTCAAATGATGGTGAACGACATTTAGAAATGAACTGTAATGAATTATATCTTGGAGACATCTTTGCACGATTCAAAGAGTTTCTACAAGGATGTGGATATGAAATTCATGGTGATATTGAAGTTGTAGAATACAATTCACAAGAAAATAAATTGATGCGGAATGTTCCAATTGAACCGCCATATAACTATAACGAATATGATGGTTATCGTTTGACTGAACCACCTGAGCATGAGCCAACATATCAAGCCAAGTTTGATTTCAGTAACATACCAAATAATAACTGGTTGTTTGGCACTGAACAAATCCGTGCTTTGACTACTGCTGACTTTGCATCATTGACTGTAACTGATTTGTCTACGATGACTTCAAAATCATATAGTGACTGGACAAACATCAATCAGTATCCTACGATGGCACCTTTGACAACTGAACAGATTGAATCGTTCTCTTTCAAAACTGAAATGCCAGGTACACTTGGTAGTGCAAAAGTAAAGTTCTAATGCCTACTAAAGATGAAATGATGAAGTTCTCTTTGCAAATTGAGAAGATGGTAGCCAGTACAGATTACACATATCTTGAGGCTATTGCTGAACATTGCAAAGAGACTGGTTTGGAACTTGAGGTTGCTGCTACGCTCATCACACCAAATCTAAAATCAAAAATCCACGAACAAGCAGAACGATTGAATATGTTGAAAGTGAAAGGTAATCGTTTACCGATATGACAGGTTATGAAGCATTTTGTTTATACTCTTCTCTCAAACTTCACTTCAATTCCGATTCTTACGATTACTTTAGATATCATGGTAAAGTAAGCACCAGTATTGATGCGTTTGAAAATAGAAAAGACAAGTACCATTTCTATAAATTGAGTCGTAGATTTTCTAATGATGAACAAGGTCGTGACTTTATTGTTGCGAACCTTGTCCATGATTCCAATGTTTGGATTGGACATCTACTAACAAATGAAGCAGATATTGAATATCGCAAACGCCAGAAAGTTATTCAGTCGTTGACTTACATCTTTACCAATGAAATTGAATCGTTGATGAGTCATAACAATCCAAATGACTTGTTGATGATACAAGATGATTATCCAAAGTTGTTGATGATGCTTCTACATGATGAGATATCATTGGAGACTGTCTGCATATTGAATCAGTTGATGAACTTTGTGCCTATGTGGGACAAGAAAATTGCTGACACTATACACTATCCAAACATCAGTCGCAAGATAAAGAAATATACACCATTTATAAAGTTTGAACCTACAAAATATAAACTTATACTAAAGAAAGAATACGATGCGAATACAGAAAATATATCTTGATCTTGATGGTGTTCTGTGTGATTTCTATAAACGATATAAAGAAGTATTCAATATAGATTTACTTGCAAAACGACCACACGGTGAAAAGATTACACTTGAATGGAATAAGTTTGTTGAAGGTAAAAACTTTGAATCACTTGATTGGCATCCAGGTGGTCTAGAATTATTGAAGTATATCATTTCATTGGATATACCTGTAGAGATTCTTTCTTCTTCTGGTGGACATAGACACCATGATGAAGTAAAACGGCAGAAAAAGGTTTGGCTAAAAAGACATCACATTGACTTCACAGCCAATATCGTACCTGGTCGGAAACTGAAAGCAAACTATGCCAAGCCAGACATTATACTAATTGATGATACCGAAGATGTCATTGATGATTTCAACATGGCTGGTGGTATTGGCATACTTCACACAGATTCGGCTAAAACGATAAAAATCGTGCAGTCCATACTTGACGACACATATATACATGTATATAATGAATCATGTGGACAAGATGCACATACAATCTAATAAACTTTTTATACGAGGTAATACATGTCCGACTTTTCAAGTCTCAAGCGTAATCGCAACTCTTTTGATAAGCTAACAAAAGCGATTGAATCAATCAATACCAATACAGAAGGTGGCGGCTCTAAAGGTGATGATCGTTTCTGGTCACCTGAAGTAGACAAAGCTGGCAACGGTATGGCAGTAATTCGTTTTCTTCCAGGTCCTGCTGCTGATGGTGATGATGCACTTCCTTGGGTTCGTGTCTTTGACCACGGCTTTCAAGGTCCAGGTGGTTGGTATATTGAAAACTCTTTGACTACCATCAATCAAAAAGATCCAGTATCAGAACACAATTCAATTTTGTGGAACTCTGGTATTGAAGCAAACAAAGAAATTGCACGTAAACAGAAACGCCGTCTCCATTACATTGCTAATGTTCTAATTGTTTCTGACCCTAAACATCCAGAGAACGAAGGTCAAGTTCGTCTGTACAAGTTTGGTAAGAAAATCTTTGATAAGATTACTGAAGCAATGAATCCACAATTTGAAGATGAAAAGGCAATCAATCCTTTTGACTTCTGGGAAGGTGCTAACTTCAAAATCAAGATTCGTCAAGTTGAAGGCTATCGTAACTATGACAAGTCTGAGTTTGAATCTGCTACTGCACTGTTTGATGGTGATGATGCTAAACTTGAAGCATTATGGAAAAAAGAATATTCACTAAAAGATTTTCTTGATCCAAAACACTTCAAGCCATATGATGTATTGAAAGCAAAACTTGACAAGGTGCTTGGTCTAGATGGTGCTGCTCCTGTTGCTAAAACAAAAGCAATTGATGATGGCTTTGTACCAAAGACTTCACCTGATTTAGATGATGATGAACTAGACTACTTCAAGTCTTTAGCAGAGGACTGACCTCCTTTATCTGGGTCCTTTGCGGCGGCACCTTCGGGTGCCGTTTTTATTTTCCTACTATTAGTTTTTCTGTCATCATTACAGTAACATCAGGATTATATGCGCTGCCTGTTACTGCTGAAGAAAGTCCTGGTGGCATGTTATTGTTTACTGTCTGTGAACTATCAACAAATGTAGGATTACTCATGAACTCTCTAGTAATATCTCTAAGCATATCAGCTAAAGTTGTAGAACCTTTCATTAGCTGGCCACCCATCATTTTATCTAATGCTGTAATTTGATCTGCCGCTAAAGATGCAACTGAATCTGATGCAGATGGTTTTGGTGCTTGATTTGATGCTGTTCTAGAAGGAGTTGGTGGTGCTGATGCTGTCTGTGTATCACCGCCTATGTTTCCACCTCTAAGTGCTGTTTGCATTTGATTTGTTGTGATCAAAGATTTATTTCCTGCTTTATCGCCAGCATAATATGATGATCCTGTATATGGATTTTCAATTGACGCAAATTCTTTTGATAACTCAAATTGTTGTCTTACTGGATCCGATCCCGCATCTTTCATTCTCTTATTGATCAGTTCCATTGCCAATTTATCCTGAACGACAGGACTGAATTGATCTTCGGGTTTTACAACTTTTCTTGCAACCAATCCTGCAAGTGTTGTTGGAATAATTTGATATCTACCAGCAGCAAAAATTTCTTTTCTTGACTGCATTTGCATGACTTGTCCTACAGTCAATTTTGAAAGACCTGGATAACCTCCTGGCATATCACCAGCTTTGCCTTTATTGGCAGCATCATAACCCATCTTACCGCCTTCTTTTGCACCAATCATATCAAGTAGATTTGCTCCAGATAATGGTCCAGCTGGAGAAGGAGCCGATGATGCTCCTGTAGTTGCTGCCATTTTTTGATTCACTCGTTCACCATATTGAGTTGCCAAATTCTCTGTGCTGAACTCATTTAGTGCAGTTTGAAAATTACTCGTTCTAGATTTTTTCTCTTCTATTTTTTTATCTAATGCTCCTATTGATTCATTTAGTTTTTTCTCATATTCTTTATCGGAAACACTTTCATAACCCTCAAAATCAGTTTGTACATTTCTTGTTTTATTTTTTCTAAATTCTTCCAAATCTTTAAGTTTGGCTTGTTTTTGTTTTTCCAAAGTATCTAAATCATATTCACCTGTTGCCGCACCTACTGCACCAGCAATTGCTGTAATGGCTGCACCAGGTAAAGTTAGTAATGTTCTAGGACCCATTATACCGATTGCCATCAAGGCATATATTTTACCTTTGTTTTCTTCAAAGAAGTTTTTGAAATATCCGCCAAAATCTTTCAACACAGCAGCACCAAATTTCATTAGTGTTTCTGCTGCAACTTCTAATGCTGATGTTATTCTAATTGTGACTTCTTTGAATTGTTCTTTTACATCATTGATAAATTTACTCAGTTTATTTCCTGAAACATCATCAACGTCTTTGAATATTCCAGAAAGAGCGCCTTGAATTGATTCTAATGTTCCATTTATACCTTTTCCTAATGCAGAGAAATCTGCATTTTTGAATATTTGATAGAGAACGAATCCACTGGCCGCTGCAAGAATTACACCAAATATTCCCATGCCACCTAATGCACTGCTTAGTATACCAAATATTCCTGATGCTGCACCGCCAAGTAAACTTCCAATTCCACCAAGAATAGAACCGATTACACTACCAACACCACCAACTACACTACCAAGAACACTTCCAATACCACCAAATGCACCACCTAACATTCCCATAATATTGAATCCACCACCACCAGCAGACTTGCCTAAGCCAGGCAAACCTTTTTTAGCACCGCCATATTTTGATTCATATGCTGTTTCTCTTTCTCTTGCTTTGTCAAAATATTTTGCCGGTGTTCCGCCCCAAATGCGAACCATCTGTGACATATTTCTTGCGATAGATGGTAATGCCATAGAGTTTCTTGCACTGATTCTTGCATCACGGGCTATGGAACTCAATGCAGTTGGTGAACCGCCCACTTGTTGTGAGACTAAAGATGATGGTGATTTACCTGATACAGGTGATGCTTGATATCCTTTCAGACCAGGAAACAAAGAAGTCATTAGTCCACCTTTGCTAAACAAAGCATTTCGTGGATCATACTTCTGCATGTTCATTTGATTGTACGCACCAGATAAAGATGTAACTACACTTTTACCTGATTGTCTTTGTGCTCTAACTAAATCTGAAAATGATGCCATTTTTATCTCTTATTGGAAATCTTTTCTTGTTGTAATTTTTCGTTTTCTTCTTTGATGAAGTTGACTAACATAGTCACATAAACACCTTTTTCCCATGGCAACATATTTTCAATATCATGTAGATTATATTTGTGATGCTGCATCAATGCAAAATTGGTTTCAAAATAATTTTTCAAATTATCATAACAAACGGTTATACGAAAAAACTTTGTAAACCTTCTATACTAATTCTTTCTTCGTATCCACATTTAGAGCAATGAAAGTCTACATCTTTTTTGATCTTAGGCATTGTCTCAAAGAACTCTTGAATCTTACCAAACTGGTCTCTGGTCAAGTTTTCAATAAACTCCATTAGTTCTTTCTTTGGCACGTCTTTAGAATAGAAAATAGTTTCTTCGGTATATACGCCATCAATACATGCCACAAGAATGTTCATGAGTTTGTCTACCTCTGAACCATCTTGTTTCTGTGCTTCTTCTACCATTTTGAATGATGGATACTTGATCAAGATACCCATCTTGTCACTTAGTTCAATCTTGTCTATTTTCTTTTCATGAACTTCTGGATGAATCTCTAGTAAGTTCATCTCAAGTTTGACGATGTTTCCACATTCTTTCTCTTCACCGTCTTTTGTAACTTTATTATTGCAACGATAAGGTAATTCTACAACTTCATTGACTGAACGGGCACGAAGATTTAGAAACAGAAATTCAATATCTGTAATTGGTAAATCTTCTATATCTAAATCATCTAAACAACAGTTTGTTAGTATTTGTTTGACTGCTAATAGAACCGAATCTGCTTCTTCTGATTCCATTGCCATCAAAAGAATCTTTTCTTCTTTGACCAAGAATGGTCTAAATCTAATTGTTTTATTTGTCAACGGTAAAGTCAATTCATAAATTGGTACATCTATTTTAGGTAACATAATGTCCTCACGTTAAATTAAAATGATAATAATCTGGCAGCTCCTGTTCCAAGTATGGAAGTTATCGCAGAACCAAAATTATATTTTCCTTCGTAAATCGTTTCATATCTTTGATAAGCAAATTGAACAGTCACTCTATGAAATCCTTCTTCTGCCCAACTTAGTGGCTGAGCAGCAACACTGATTGGAAAAGCATCAATGAGATTTACTGCATAGATTTGCTTGATAGTATCGTCAAATTGTGTTATAGTAATTTGCGTCATGTATCCAGAACTTCCTCTACCATCTCCTTTTGGAAAACGCAAGTTGTTTGTATCTGTTGGCATAATAGATTCTAGCCATTTGTCAAATAACTTGCGTTCATAGAATTCATTCGTACATAAAAATGTAAAAGATGTTTCTTGATATTGAGTTTGATATGGCACTTTGAATGTAGGACCATAAATCTTAACATCTTCAGTTTGTATTGTTTTACCTGGTAGTTCAGCAGTTTCACATTGAAGTGCAAGATAACGAGTCATTCCAGGATTAGCACTTTTTTTGGCGTCACCTTTTTGTCCTATGGCTTCACCTATAGCATCCGATATATCTGAGAATGCTGAATTAGGTAGATTCAATATTTTTTCAATAATAGAATTATTGACAGAGTTACCAACATATCCAGGTATTGGCAGTATAACTTCATAGCGGCAAGGACGTGCTAAGCCATCTTTGCCTTTGATGTTTGATAAAAATAGATTTGGTGAAAACGACATTAAAATTTGTCCTCTGAGTCTGACCAGACTTTGCTGGTACTTGCTTTGGCAAATGATTCTACTGGTAACATGACGGCAATGTCCCATTCATCTGCGGTAATCTCAAGAAAACGAGATTGCACATGACTAGACAAGTATCGTTTGATACATGGTGTAGCCTCATAGATTTTAGATGCTCGTTTCAAAAAATCATAACTGATTCTGAATCTGGTACCTTCATCATAATTACGATCCGTTAGAATCGTACTCAATTTGTCTAGAAGAATGATTCGTCGCTTTGGGTGAATGTAATGTAAATTCAACCCTAAAAACCCGTCTGAGTATCGTTCTATTGGAATTACCAATGGGAACCTGTCGTAATATGGCAACGAATCTTTCGTCTTTGGATCATAATAATAAAAGTACATACGACCTATGATAGACTGATTTTTTAGTCGTTCCCTATCACGCATCAAATCACCCTTAGTGGGTCTAAGTGCTGGAACTTTGGACTTTAGCCACGCTCTTGCTTGCTGAGTGCGTGGAACATATCCTGTCTTAGCAAGGGATTCCTTAATTCTATCTATTAGTCGTTTCGCCATCTTTTATTTATCTTATACCTAGATGCTTTTCTGTGAGAATCTGGAACTGCCAGCCATGATCTTTACAGAACTCCGTTGCTGCATGCCACTTGGCTTTGTTCACCTCATACGTAATGGCTTCATGTAGAAAAGTCTTTGTCTTACGTGTTTGTGTTGGTGGACGAGTTTGTTTATCTGGCTTGACTTCTATCACATAGGTCATAACTGTACCATCTGCTTTACGCATTTTAGCAACGAAGTCGGGAAAGTATCTGTGTTTTCTTTTGTCCACTGGACTGATGTAGGGTATGACCAACTCCTCAGAACCCCACCAAATAACGTTTGGATTCTGGTCTAAATAATTCATTACCTTTATTTCCCACGTGGACCTATAGATGATATTATTGGGATCACCTTTATATTTCTGTGGGTTTTTCGGTCTAAATCTACCTTTGTTTGACATAAATACTATCTAGTCAACAAATAGGAATCTCCATGGCATTTTTCGGTCTCTCAGACATTCGTTTCAATCATGATGATAAGCGTACTTTTGGACCACTTTCAGCCCTTGATGCTGTAGATAGCAAGTTCAAGAAAAACTCTTTAAAGTATCCTTTAGATGTGGGCAGTGCAGACAAAGGTCACTACATGATATTCTTTGTTCGTCAGCAAAAGAATACTCAATTTTCAGTTGAGTATCGTGGTGGTCAAGTATTTGATAAAGGCGCTGAAGAAAATATTCAAGATCGTTTGTCTAAAGGAATGTCTGTATCAAACAGCATATCTTCAAGTAAAATTAAAAACTCTTTTGCCGAAAAAATTAATAGAGGTGTTGAGAATCTAATTTCAACTGGCACCAAAGGTTTGATAAGTCGTGGTGGTGCTATTGGAAAAATTGGTTCTGGTATTGAGAATTGGGTAAATACAAATAATCCACCTCAAGTATCTCTAGGTGGCGAACAGAAAGCAAATGATAACATTACAAAGTCTGTAAAAAAGATAACAGACAAATCACCTTTTGGCTTTATGAACAGCACACAATTGACAACAGATTCAATTGCTCTGTACATGCCAGATACAATTCAGTTTGATAGTCGCCAGTCATATGATGGCCTTTCTCCAGGTAAAGAACTATTAGGACAAGCACTTGTGGCATTACCAGGTTTGGTAGACACTTATAAAAATGGTGGCGGCAGAGCAGCATTGGAAGCAATCAAGAAAACTGGTGCTTTACAAACATTAGGTGAAAGAGTTATTGGTGGAATAACTGGCGCACAAGACACAACTCGTTTAGGTGTGTTTGGTGTAACTGGTCGTGTTGTAAATCCTATGTTAGAATTGATCTATAACTCACCAGACTTTCGTTCATTTCAGTTTGAGTTTTTCTTTTGGCCACGTGATGAAGCAGAAGCATTAGAAGTTCAAAAAATTATTGATCGTTTTAGATTTCATCAAGCACCGGAACTTGAGAAAATCTCAGGTAAACAATCTGGTCTTTTGATACCACCTTCAGAGTTTGATATTCAGTTCTACTATGCAGGTCGTCAAAATCCAAATATACCTCCAATCGCATCTTGTGTTCTTGAAAGCATACAAGTAAATTATGCACCACGTGGTTGGGCAGCGTATGAAGTGCCAGGTGAAAACAATCCAGATATAGGTCGTACAGGTATGCCAGTTGGTATTCAAATGTCTCTTCAGTTTAGAGAAACAACCTATCTTACCAAAGAAGATTTTGATTCTGCTATTGGCGCACAGAATCCTTTTTCAACACCAGCCACAACTGGTGCTACTACACATTCAGTTCCTAGTTATAACAACGTAGGCGTACCGAGATAAATGGCCAACTATTTTAATTTTTTTCCATCAACATTTTATAGTGTTGATTCAAATAATGATGGTTTAGATGTAGTAACAAACATCACAACTCGTTTTGCTTTTGAGCAAACGTTAAAAGAAAACTCTAATATTTTTTATCCATATGAGATAAAAGATTCTGATACACCAGAAACAATAGCTTACAAAATATATGGTAGTTCAGAACGTCATTGGATTGTTTTAAACTTCAATAATATAATTGATCCACAATATGATTGGCCATTATCATATCCTAATTTTATTCAATACGTTAATGACAAGTATGCAGCCAATGGAGCCGCAAACACCACAGTTCAAACAGGTCTAACTTGGGCACAAAGTCAGAATAATATTCATTCTTATTATCAAGTTAATACAAGAACTTCAACAGCGATAACTGCCGATAGTAAAACGATAAAAGAAAGAATCCGCATCACAGCAGATGTTTATACCAATCTTATTGTTGGAACAACGCCATACACTTTGAATAATGGAACAATTATAAATGAAACTGTAAGTAAAGAGAAATTGACTTATTATGACTATGAAATGGAAGTGAATGAAGCCAAAAGAAAAATTAAATTATTAAAACCTGAGTTTGTATCTGATGTATTTGATGAGTTTAAAGAGATAGTTAAGTAATGTCTATTGAACTAAAAGATTCCACACAGTTTAAAGTAAAGCAGATTTCCATCATGACCAAAGGTGGAGCCATTGATGTTGCTCCTCTATATGATGAAATAAACATATATGATTCTTTGTTTATACCAATGATGTCTGGAAACATATTGATAACTGACACCATTGGTCTATCAAAAGAACTCAACTTTGATGGTTCAGAAGTTATTTACTTTAATATAGAGAAGAGTTCAAACTTTATTCCATTTACCAAATCATTTAGAATATACAAGCAAACCGATCGTAGAAACGTCAATCAATCCACTGAGAAATATGTTTTACATTTTATTGCCGATGAGTTTGTATTTTCAAGTCAGCAGAGAGTAAATCAAAGTTATCAAATGCCGTATTCAGAAATTGCAAAGAAGATTCTTTCAACGTATTTGAAGTTAGAAAACAATGAAAGAGGCATCATTGAGAATACATCTGGAATAAAAAAAGTAGTTGTACCGAACTTACATCCGATGGAAGCAATAGAATGGTGTGCCAGACGATCAGTGGACAGTAGAAATGCGCCAAGTTTTGTTTTCTTTTCCAACATAATTGGTTACAACTACGTTTCTTTATCAAGTCTTTTGAAAAAAGATTCTATTTTAAGAATCAACTTTGATCCAAAAAACTTATCTAAAAATGACTCTCTTGATGAGATGAGTAGTGCTAGAGGTTATGAATTAATTTTACAAAACGATTCTATTGATAAGATTCGTAGTGGTGTGAATGCCGGCAAGTTTATTGGTTTTGATCCAATTACTGGAAGTTTTAGTGAAAAGAATATTACGTTTGCTGATCATTACAAAACAATGGATCATTTGAATAAAAATCCTAATCAGACAACTATTTACAACAAAGACAATACAACAAATATAACAGCAATTGATTCACGTAAAGTGTTAAGTATTTTTGGTGCAAATAGAAAAAAGAGTTCGTACATAAAGAAGAAAGATCCAGAATCTATTTCAAAAGTGGAAGATTATGAGAACTTTGCTTTTCAAAGACGAGCAATTTTCAAGAATCTAATTGCTAAGAGAATGAAAGTTATTATGCCAGGAAACTTCCAATTAACATCTGGCTTCAACGTGGATGTTTTGACATCTGGCTTCAATCGTAAAAATAAAGGTTCACAAAATGAGGATGTTTCTTTGAATGGTAAATATTTAATAGTAGCGGCAAGGCACACATTGACAAATAATAAGCATGAAACTTTGATTGAGATTGCAACTGATTCTACAAACGATCTTCAAGTTTATACAAGCAATCCGCAACAAAATGAGTTGTTGAAGGAATCATAATGAGTGATGCTGCATACGATTTTGCGGGTAAAGGTAATTTTGTTTGGTGGGTTGGTGTTGTTGAAGATAGACAAGATCCATTAAAGTTGGGTCGTTGTCGTGTTCGTTGTATTGGTTGGCATTCTCAAAATAAAATGCAACTACCAACGAACATGTTACCGTGGGCTGTGCCTAGCATACCAATAAACATGTCAAATGTTTACACACCTAAAGAAGGTGATATGGTATTTGGCTTTTTTGTTGATGATGAAAATGCACAAGAACCTGTAATGATGGGTATGTTTCCTAGTATACCATTAGAAGCGGGCAATCCACAAAGAGCATTTCAAGATCCAAGAACAAGCACAGAACTTGCTGCTGCGCCAGTAAAACCTTATGAGTCAGCAACAAACTATCCACGTAAACTGGATGAACCAACAACATCTAGATTAGCACGAAACGATTCAGATTATCCATCAGAGATTGTAGCGGCAAAGAAAGCAAAACGAGCAAGTAAAGTTGAGCCTGCGTCTTACTATGCTGCAAAGTATCCATACAACAATGTGTATGAATCTGAATCAGGTCATGCATTAGAGTTTGATGATACAAAAGGTGCAGAGCGTGTTCATGTATATCATCGTTCGGGATCATATACTGAATGGGCACCAGACGGTTCACGTTCAGAAAGAATACAAAAAGATAAGTTTGAAGTTGTTGTTGGTAATGAGAAAGTATACATCAAAGGTGATGTTCAAATATATGTTGATGGTAATTATAGACTTGATGTAACTGGTGATATTATAATCAATGGTAAAACAATTAATCTAAACTAATATGCCAGCAGTTTCAAGAAAAAGTGGAACAGATTCTATATCTACAGGTCACGGATGTGATACCACAACTGTCACGGATCAAGGTTCTTCTGATGTATTTGTGAATAGTATCGGTGCCGTTCGTGCTGGTGATTTATGTCAAGTTCACTTAATACCGTCTGGTGATAGTTGTGTGCCACATACAGTGTCTTTGACTTCATATTCTAGCACAGTATTTGTCAATGGAAAAGGCGTTGGAAGAGTCGGTGATGCATATTCTGGACACACACTGACTTCTGGTTCTGGTAATGTTTTTGCTGGAGGTTGAATAAATACAAAATGGCAACCACAATAACATCAAGAAATCCAGCAATATCATCTGAAAGAATATTCAGAGATTTGGATTTAAACTTTAATTCACATCCTGTAAAAAAAGATGTGTCTAAGCATATCAACGAATATGCAATTATAAACTCAGTTAAGAATCTAGTTTCTACCAACTTCTATGAACGTCCATTTCGTCCAGAAATTGGTTCTGGTGTTAGAAGTCTTTTATTTGAAAACGTTGATCCGTTGGTGGCAGCACAATTAGAAAGAGCGTTATGGGAAACAATTGGTAATTATGAACCTAGAGTTTCCGTAACTAATATAAGAGCACAAGCATCACCAGACGACAACTTATATGCGGTGACACTAACTTTTATGATTGTAAATAATCCAAATCCAATTACCATTGATTTCTTCTTAGAGAGAATTAGATAAAAATGGCAGATCGTTTAAGAATAACCGAGCTTGACTTTGATACGATCAAGCAAAATCTAAAAACATTTTTAAATCAGCAATCAGAGTTTACTGACTATGACTTTGAAGGTTCTGGTCTATCCGTTCTATTAGATATTCTTGCTTATAATACACATTATCAGGCATATTATCTGAATATGGTGGCAAATGAAGCATTTATGGATACTGCATTGCTTCGTGAATCTGTAATATCACATGCTAAAACATTAGGCTATGTTCCTTATTCACGTAAAGCACCACGTGCTGTAATCAATTTTACTGCAAATACCAATTCAAATACATCATCTACTTTAACTCTACCAAAAGGATTTAGATTCTTATCAAACGATATTGATGGTATAAGTTATTCGTTTGTAACACTAGCTGAAACAAAAGTAACAAAATCAAATACAAGTTTTTCTTTTGTGAATCTTCCAATTTATGAAGGACAGTTGGTAACATATTCATATAATCACAATCAAGCCACAAATCCAAAACAGATTTTTACTTTGCCAGATGATAGTGTAGATACTACAACTATTTCAATAACAGTTCAGCCTTCATCAACAAACACAGAGATTTCCGTATATTCTTTGGCCACAGACGCAAGTAATACAAATACTCAATCTGAAGTTTTTTACTTACAAGAGGGCAAAGCACAACAATATCAAATCTATTTTGGCGACAACGTGATTGGCAAGAAACTTCCTGATGGAGCGATTGTTAATATCAGTTATTTGGTAACAAATGGTGATGCGTCAAATAAAGCAAACAACTTTGTTGCCACTGGAACAGTTACAGATTCTTTGAATAATACATTATCAAACTTTGTTATTGATCCTGTATCAGAGGCGGCTGGTGGTTCAGATCGTGAATCAGTGGACAATATTAAGTTTGCTGCGCCATTACAATTTACAACTCAGAATCGTCTGGTGACGTTTAAAGATTATGAGACATACATTCAAAAGAGTTATCCTGCTATAACGTCTGTATCTGTTTGGGGCGGTGAAGATGAAACGCCACCAACTTTTGGCACTGTGTATGTTGCACTAAGACCAAAAGAAAATTACTATTTGTCGGACACAGAGAAGCAAAGAATCATTGATGAGATTATCAAGCCTAAAGCGGTGGTTGCAGTGCAAACAATCATTCGTGATCCAGAATATCTGTATCTTTTGATTTCCGCTGATGTAAGTTACGATAAAAATAAAACTACACTTACGGAAGAACAACTAAAGACAGCAATCAGAAATGCCATTTTACAATACAAAACAACTTATCTTGACAAGTTCTCTGGCAAGTTTGTAGAGTCAAGAGTTCAAGATGCAATTGATGCTGTAGATAGAAATGCTATTTTAGGCAGCACAATTGTTACACGTGTACAGAAAAGAATTACACCTGATGTGACAGCAGCAGTTCCATATACGATTGATTTTGGTGTACCACTCCGTAGAGGCACAATTGGTAATAAACTTGAATCAACATTCTTTACCGTTGCTGATGCTGAAGGTATAGATCGTTCAGTGCAATTTGATGAAATACCACAATCATTTTCTGGTATTAGTGCAGTCAAAGTAATCAATCCTGGTCAGGGATACATTAGTCAACCAACAGTGACGATTGAGGGTGATGGTGAAGGTGCAAACGCTGTTGCTGTAATCGTGAATGGAGCAATTCAAAGTATTGATGTGACGAATCGTGGTATTGATTACACACGTGCTACTGTTACTATTTCTGGTGGAGGTGGTTATGGAGCATCTGCTACGGCAGTTATTGATGGTCGTGTTGGTACTATTCGTACTGTATATTATGATGCTAGAGCACAGCGTCAAATTGTAGATGATAATGCTGGTGAGATTGATTATGATACCGGAGTCGTGAAGATTTCAAACATTCTAATTAAAGATGTTGATTCTGTTGATGGCGATATTCGTCTTTCAATTGAGTCAGAAAAAGGTATACTAAGTACAATCAAAAATAACATCATCACGATTGATGAGAATGATCCAACATCTATTAGTACAACTCTACAAGCAGCAAAATGACTACTGATTTAAAAACGTCTATACTTGTAAACGGACAGGTACCTGAATATGTACGTGACGAATATCCAAAGTTCGTAGCGTTTCTACAAGCATACTATGAGTTTCTGGAACAAAAACAAGGATCAGAAATCAATGATTTGGCAACTGTAGCCAAGAATCTACGTACAATCAAAGATGTTGATGAATCAATTGATAGTTTTGAGCAGAGTTTTTATAACACATACGGTGCTTTAATACCTGCTGATGTTCAGGCGAACAAGGCACTTCTCTTCAAGCATCTTGTTGAACTCTATAGAACAAAGGGTGCAGAAAATTCCTTTAAGTTATTATTTCAATTGGTGTTTGGTGAAGATTTAGAAGTTCTTTTACCTAAAAATAATGTACTGAAACCATCAGCAAGTAAGTGGACAGTTGATAACAAACTTCGTATTAATACTGACGTTTTCTCTTTATACAGTGGTAATGGCACACAAAAAACGTTTGTTCTTCCACAACAATTTGATGTGGACCAGGTATCCGTTTCTATTGATGGTATAACTAAAGAAAATCTTGTAGATTATGTTATCAACAAAGAATATCGTAAATTAATTTTTAACACTGCTCCTACAAATGGCGCAACTATAAGAGTCAATTTTTCTGATTTTGATTTTAAACTATTTGTAAATCGTAAAGTTACAGGATTGTCATCAGGCGCTAGTGCTATTATTGAGGATGCCAATCGTAGAATTATTTCAGACACATTCAATCTAGGTTTGCCAGTTGAACTTTTGGTTAATGCTAAATCTCGTAGAGGAACATTCTTAAACGGTGAGACAGTATCAATTCCAATTTTAGATGCAAATGACGAACTAATTGAAGTTCGTGCTTCATCATTCTCTGTAATTAAAAGATTTACCGTTGTTAATAGTGGAAGTGGATATGTTGTAGGCGATAAAGTTACTGTATTTGGCGGAAACTCTTCTGTAAATGCCATAGGAACTGTTTCAGAGATTTTCTCTGGAACATTATCTTCCATAGTATCGTTGGTAGGTGGTGCCGTATTTACAAACACATCTCCTATTGTTCCATCAGGAAATGGAATTTATGCTATTGAGGCATTCGTTGATGGTATTGATGTTAGTGGTACAAAGTCAGCAAACAATTTTTTAGTATCAACCGACATTATAGGTTCATTTAATGGTAGTATTCATGCAGCGAACACTGTAATTAGTTGCACAAACTATGGATTCGTAAACGCAAATATACCTACTGGTGAAAATGCAAGCACTAGACTTATTGATGCTTTATCTTTTGATCGTTTAACTGTTGGACCAATTACCAATGTAAAAATTCTTATTACTGGTGTTCCATTAGATGTTCCAGTTTCTCTGGATGCATTTGGCGCCTTGTATGGACCAAACACAAATTATAGAACCGTAAAAAGTTTAGGCTCAATCGGTTCTTTTAAAATTAATGATGGTGGAAATGGATATAAAGTTGGTGATGAAATAGTTTTTGGTCAGAATCCAATTATGACTTTTGGCCAAGGCGGCGCTGCTGTTGTTGGTAGCGTCAACGCTATTGGTTCTATTGTAAGAGTCGATGTTGCAAATGCCCGAGTTTCTGGCACAGTGTCTTTATCTGGTGCACCGCCCTCTTCCTCTTTGCAAGGAACTGGCACTTCATTTACAAATGAATTAAAAGTTGGAGATATAATTGATGTTAATGGTGAGTCTAGAATGGTTGCAACCATTACATCAGACACAGTTCTATCTGTTAAAGATATAGACGGCATTTCCTCTAATCCATTTAATAAAGCACACTCAAATCAAAAACTTGGGGTATTTAATTATTATCCTAAAGGTGGTCATGGATACATTCAAAACAATTTTCCGACTGTAACTGTTTCTTCTCCAACAGGCGTTGGTGCAAATATACAAATCGCTTCTATTGCTTCAGATGGTGAACAGTTGCAACCTTCAGGTAATGGTGTTATTGGTTCTATTGTTACAGTTGATGTTGTTGATCCAGGATCAGGATATGAATTTATTCCCGTTAGTGTGATTGAAAGTGCTACCGGAGTTGGCGCTAAAGTTAGAGCAGAAGTTGAACAATCTTATGTTACCACAGAGGGAAGATGGACAACATCTGATTCTATTATTTCTTCAATGGAAAGAAAGATTCAGGGTCAAGATTATTATGTTGACTACTCTTATGTCTTATCATCAAAAGTTGAGTTTTTTAAATACAAGAAAATATTAAAAGAACTTCTACATCCTGTTGGAATGGTAGATTATTCCGAATACAAAAAGTCGCAAGTAATTGAAGGCGAAGATATTCTTGTTAAAAAGAAAAACATCACTACAGATGAGCAGTTTAGAACAATTGGCGGCCGAGTTAATGTTGGAAATGGTAGTATTATAGTTACTGGAATTAATACAAAGTTCAACACGGCAGCTTATTTAGGAATTATAGAACCAGTAAGTCGATTGACAAAAATTGCAGTTAATGGTGAAATTAGAACTGTTAATACAATTTTGAGTAATACGATAATGTTAACCATTGGTGAGGTTGCGAATGTTGCGGTTGCGAACTCTGGAAACGGATATGTAAACGGTAATTTAGTTTTCTCAAATGGTGGTGGCACTATAACAGGTCTTTCAATTAGACCAGGATACAATGGTTCTGGATATTCAAACGGCATCATCGTGTTTAAGAATGTTGAAGAAGGTATAGTTGCAATTGCGAACGCTGAAGTTTACCCATCAAATGGCGCTCTAAGAAGAGTTTCTCTTACTTCTGGAGGATTATATTCTGATAAACCTATTGCAGAACCTTTTACAGATCCACATCTAGTATTCTATTCAAACACTGTAACAGTAACAAATCTTGGTAGAGGATATACAAAAGGTAAACTTATACCAATTGGTGGGGCGCCTGTAAGAGAAACACAGATATCTTTTGATGTGTATTCTAGTAATGGCTCAGTTAATTCAAGTTCTATTACTGTAAGTGATTCTGGATTGTATGAGTCAAATGTTGTTCTGTTCCCAAATACAACACCAAACTCTGTTGTTCATACAATGTCAATTGTCAATAATGGATTAGGACATTCAAACGGTACAATCGTATTCAATGATCTTGGCATTGCTACAATCACAGCAAACGCAGGTGCAGTTGGTGTAAACAGTTGGATTAACTTCAGTAATAACATTGGTATAATTGGTTCAAGCAATTTGATTGCTGCAAATGCCCGTGTGTTTGTTAATACAACCGGACACATTATGAATGTCACGATGTATGCAAACGGCGTGTACTTTAATCCACCTACAATCTCAAATGTTTACACAAGTCTAATCTATGCTGAAAATACAGCATCAATAGCAACATCATCTTATACTAATGCAGTCTTTACAATCGCAACATTAAGATACTCAAATCAACCTACTGTAGTGACTGCCGAAGTTTATCCATCAAATGGTTCGATCCGTAGTGTGACTATAAAGGATAAAGGTTTATACGCCAATTCTTTAAGAGTAACTTCAATTACAGCAAACGATGGTTCTGTTGCCGTAAATAGTTGGATAAATCTTGATGGATATCTAGGATACAATACATCATCAAATTCAGTCAATGCACGTATCTTTGTCAATACAACGGGTCATATTGAGAATGTGACGATATATGCAAATGGATTCTATCGTAGTATTCCAGAGGTTTCAAATGTTTATACAAATCTGATATACTATGAAAATGTGGCACCTATTTCCACTGCTTCATATACAAATGCAGTCTTTACAATTACTACCGCAGATCGTCCAACTACTATTGGACAGTTGATTGGTGTGCCGAATACATGGCCAATTTCTGTTACTGGTGTGGGTCCTAATGTTTCTGTAAATCCTGCGATAACATTTAATGGTGCATCTCATCAAAATGGATTCGTTATATTCTCTGGTGGTAATCCTATTGTCAATGCTAATGCGACGATTGAAGTTTATGGATCAAATGGGGTAATTCGTAGAATTACTGTTACGGAGCCGGGACTTTACAAAACCGCCCCAACAGCAACGCCAAACAGCGTTCCCGTATCCATCACGCAAGTTCTACCACTTCTACCAAGTTTTGGTGGTACAGGATATGCTAATGGATTCTTGAAGATTGTTGGTGGTGGTGCGAATACACCTGCAAATGTTGAAGTATTCTCTAATACTGCGGGTGCTATTACCAGAGTTCAAATAAATAGAATTGGTTTGTATGCAAATGGTGACAATATTAGTTTGACTCCAGGTATTCATACTATCACAGCAAATGCTGGTGCTGTTGCGGTAAACAGTTGGATTTCATTCCCAATTGGTACGCCTGATGCGTCTGTTAATATAGCAAATGCCCGTGTATATGTAAACACAACTGGACACATTGTAAACGTGTCTCTGTTTGCAAATGGTATTTACACTGTAACACCTAATATTTCAAATGTCTACACTGACTTGAGATATTATGAAAATACTGCTGCTATCTCAACTTTGTCATATACAAATGCAGTGTTTTCTATTGTAATGGGTCCTGTTGTTCACACCTACACTGGTGTAACATCAAATGGAAACGGCACACAGTTTGCACTGTCATATAATGCAAACACAAGTAATCTTGCCAATTTGATTGTTTCGACAACGGCAAATGGTTTACATACTGGTAATGTAGTATTTACAGCAAACAGTAATGTCTTGACTAATGCGGTGTTTACGACTGCTGGTGTAGCAAATACACAGACGATTGCAATTATTGATGTTGGCTTTGTTGAGACAAATACAGCAGCAGTTGGCACAGTAGAAGTTTATCCTTCTAACGGATCAATTCGTAAAGTAACAGTTACTAGCAACGGTGCATATTATTATCCACCTACGATTACACCTAAACATGTTGGTGGAGTTGCTAATGTTACTGTAAATACAGGTGCTATTGGCGTTAATAGTTGGATTAATTTCTCTGGTGATACAAACGGCCCAGCAAATGTGACGAATGCCCGTGTATTTGTAAACACCACAGGTCATATTATGAATGTATCTGTGTATGCTAACGGCATTTATAATGTATTCTCAGCACCATCGATTTCAAATACATACACAAGTTTAATATATTTTGAGAACACATCACCAATATCTACAGGTTCTTATACAAATGCAGTGTTTACAATCGAAAGAGTTGGTGGAGCATTTAGTAATGCAGAGTTAACTACAATTGCTGGTGCGTTTACACAAACTGCGAATTTACAAACAGCAATATTCTCTTATCAACCAAAACTCGTTTATACTGAAGGTGGTGATGAGATAGAAACTGAAGATGGTATTATCTTTACAACCGATTAGGCTTTCAAATGACAACAGTTAAATTATCAGAACTAACCGAACTAACAACACCGTCATCAAACACGGAAAAGACATTTTTATTGGTAACGGATACACAAACTGGATTGGCAGTTTCTAGAAAAATGTCCGTAAAAACATTAGATACACTAATGGATGTGACTCAAGGACAGGCAAACTTGGCATTTAATCATTCTAATAGTGGATTTAATCAAGCTAACGCTGCGTTTATTCGTGCGAACAATTCTCTAAGTGCCAATAGTGGAGGCATAGTAACAGGTGATGTTTCAATTACTGGCAATTTGACTGTAACTGGTATAACGACTTACACCAACACACAAACTGTTTTAATTGCAGATAATATTCTTACTTTAAATGCAGCGATTGATCAATCATCAGCACCATCTTTAAATGCTGGACTAGAAATTGATAGAGGTAGTTCTGCAAATGTTTATGTTTTGTGGAATGAAGCTGATGATAAATGGACATTTACAGAAGATGGCACAAACTATGATAATATTGGTAGTGCATCTTCTGCTTCTTATGCCAATGCAGCATTTATACATGCTAACTCTGCATTTATACAAGTTAATTCCGCATTTGATGCTGTCAATGCAGCAGCAGGAGTGGATATAACACAAAATAATAGTATTACGGCTGCGTTTAATCAAACTAATTCTGCTTTTGATATTGCTTTCTCTACTTCAATTTATGCCAATGGCGCTTTTGCTGCCGCTAACAGTGCTTCAATTTATGCTAATGGTGCTTTTGCAGCAGCAAACACTGCTGAGCCATATACCGCAGCAAACTTATCAACATCATTGTGGGCAACATCTCCACCCGCAACTTTACAAGCCGCAATTGAGAGACTTGCAAATGTAGTGATAGTGTTAAATGGATATACTCCAATACCATAATAAATAAAAAAATTATGCCATCAGTAACTTCTAAAAAATTAGCTTATATTGCTGCGGTTCAATTCAAAGAATCGTTCTATGAACCTGCTCCAGAAATTGGATATGTTTTTATAGGCAATCACCTTGCATATTTGAATGAAACAAATCCACCAACAATTGCTGATACAATTTTTGATGAAAAGACAGCATGGGATAACATGTATGCCGCTAAAAAAATATCAGGCAATGATGTGGAACTGGTGATACCTAGATTAAATTGGACATCGGGTACATATTACAAACAATACGACGATTTGATTTCATTAGAAAGTCTTGCGACATCTGATGAACAAATTGTTTTTTCCGTAACTGCTAACTCAGGTTCTTATGGTGTAAACAGTTTCGTCACTTTCTCTAGCACAAGCAGCAATACTTCTGCCAATGCCAGAATTTATGTTCATTCTAATGGTGCTATTCAGAACGTTGTTGTTGTTTCAAATGGTGTGTATAGTCGAGGTGATACAGTAACAGCAACTCCAAATACTGGTAATGCTTCTTTAACTGTCACATTAAATCCAACAAGCGTTAAACCGATGTATGTAATGACATCGGAAAGAAACGTCTATAAGTGTCTGTCAAATAATAATTCAATACCTTCAACTGTAGAACCACGTGGTGATTATACTTCTTCCAACGGTAATATTGCTACGTCTGATGGCTACATTTGGAAGTATATGTTCAATGTTAAACCTTCAAACAGATTCTTAACTGATGAATGGATTCCTGTTCCAACATCTATAAATCAATTAGATTATGGTTCAAGTGCTCTTGATATCATTGATGGTGAATTAACAACTATTGTTGTGACAAACAAAGGCAATGGTTATTATGAAAATGATATTCGTATTATTGATGCTTTTACAGAAGGATGCACAGTTTTAACGTTGGCAAATACAACAAATGTTGCCGCAAATATGTCGATATCTGGAACAGGAATTACTGTAGGTTCTTATGTGCAGAGTGTGGGTATCGTTCTAGGACAACCACAACTTACACTATCTACTGGAACATCTGGTTCTGGTGGAGGAAACACGGCAGCAAATTCAGCTCAACTTACAACTAGAATATTCATTGAGGGTGACGGAACTTCAACTGTTGCTGCTGCCACAATCAACACTGTTGGAAATGTGGATAAAATTTCAGTGACAACTATTGGAACTGATTACTCACGTGCTAACGTATTCATCTTTGGAACTGGTTCAAATGCTGCTGCAAGAGCAATTTTGGACATGAAATATGGTCATGCAAACAACCCGGCCAGAGAATTAATGGCTAATAGTGTTATGGTTTGCAGCAGAATTGGTGAAATTGACACCACTGAGGGTGGTAAAATACCAGCAAATACAACGTTTAGACAATATGGAATCTTTGTAAATCCGCATAAATATGGTGATGCCAATGTAGTCACTTCGGCGAATGCAAGTGATGTGATTTCACAAACAAGAACACTAACTTTAGTTCCTGGCGGAAGTTATTCTTTAGATGAATTTGTCTATCAGGGAACCAGTGCAAATAATGCAGTGTCTTATGGTTTTGTTTTAGATCAAACTTCAAACGAAATAAAAATTACAAATGTAAAAGGAACTTTCCAAACTGGTGTTCCTGTTATTGGTGCTAATTCAGGTGTAAGTCGATTGGTAGTTAGCACACAAGATCCTGAGTTTGAGCCGTATAGTGGAGATATGTTATACATCGAAAATGATATTTCCACAAGAAGATTTGATGGTCAAGCAGAAAACATAAGACTTATTGTTAGATTTTAGAGGTTATTAAATGCCATTAACTACGAATTTTAATGTTGATCCATATTACGATGATTTTGACGGTCAGAAAAACTATTATCGTACTTTGTTTAAGCCTGGACAGGCAGTTCAAAGTCGTGAATTAACACAAATTCAAACCAATTTACAAGATCAAATTAAAAAATTTGGTGATCACATTTTTAAAACCGGTTCTATAGTTACTGGTGGTCAAATTACAATTCAGAACTGTAATTATCTTAACATCACATCTACATTTTCTGGCGCAGATATTTCAGCAAATAATTTTAATGAAAAGGTTATTGTTAATGCTGCAAATACAAAAAGGGCATATGTTTTAAAGTCTTACGGTTCGAATGAAGCAAGAGGCGAACCGATTACTTTTATTATTACTCAATCATATGGTGATCCTTTTACAGAAAATGAAACAATTTATACAGCAAATAGTGATCCGACTGCAATTACCTATTATGCAAACACAGCAAATGTAAGTGCGTATGGCAACTCAAAAGCATTTTCAGTAGCATCTGGCGTTTTCTACTATGATGGTTTCTTTGTAGAGAATCAGCCCCAGTCTATTGCAGTCAGTAAATATTCAGCAAACGGCAATGCTCTCATTGGTTTTGTTGTATCTGAAGATATTGTGGATTATACAGAAGATACTACTCTTCTTGATCCTGCACAGAGCGCATCAAACTTCCAAGCACCAGGTGCAGATCGTTATAGAATACAACTTACACTAGACAATCGTGCGTTAGACAGCAATGATCTTACGCAGTTTATTGAACTTGCACAATTTTCTGATGGTGCACCACAAAAAGTTATACAGACACCAATCTATGGTCCTATCGTAGATGAACTTGCTCGTCGTACATATGACGAATCTGGTGATTATGTTATTGACAATTTTCAAATTGCATTAGCAGACAGCACAGCAAACTCTGCATTCGCAAATGTTATTTTGGGAGCAGGTAAAGCATACATCAGAGGTTATGATTATAAAACAGGCGCACCAACTGTAATTTCAATACCAAAACCCAGAGAAAAAGCAACTGTGATCAATCAGAGAATCACATCTGATTATGGTTACTTTTTATATGCTAACGATTACTTTGGAAACTTTGCTACAAATCAGTATGATAATGTAGCACTTCTTTCAATCAACACAGGTCAGATTCCATACAGCGTAAGTGGTGTTGTCAACACAAACATTCTTGCAAATTCTACAATTGGTACAGCAAGAGTAAAATTAGCAAAGTTTTATGCCGCATCGGGTAATACACAAGACAGTAATAATTATATTTACAAAATATATGTTACTGATGTTAATACTCTTTCCATTGGCGCTAACAGTGGTTATGGCACAAATGCAAATACTGGTGCATCACGTTCAATCGTATATCTACCAACAAATTATTCTGCAAATAATGATGCATACAAAGGTATGACAATCAGAATGGTTGGTGGTACAGTTGATCCTTCTGATAACACACCTAGAGTGATTATTGATTATACTGTTACTGGTGCTTCATTAAATGCGACAGTTGATCCTCCATTCTCTACAGTTCCTACAATTAACTGGAGATTTATACTTGACACCTCATTAGAAGGTGTTGAATCGTTAGTTAGAGTAAATTCTACATTTCATAGAGTTTCTTCTGCAAACATCAGCCCAATGTCTAAAAATCAGTCAGTTGGTGCATCTTCAATATCATTCAATCAACCGTTGTTTCAACCAGTTTCTATTCAAGAGAGAAGAAAAGAACCTCTATTGATTAAAGTTGGTGAGAGTAATGTTGCTGATAACTCAATCTCAGATTTTGCTTATTCATATCAAAAGTTGTATCAAGGTGTCACATTTACTGGCACAGTTTCATCTGCATTGTCTTATGGCACAGGTGAATCACTACAGTCGGCACCAACAGAATCATCACGCAGACAATACTATAGAGTCGTTGTATCCGAGCCAAGTTCTAGCCCATACTATAGAGGACAAACAATACCGTCCGATAGAGTCAGTGTAGACACAACGGCAAGAACAGTTACCGTATCACAAGCAGTAACAGGTATGGTCGTAAACGTGTTTGCGACAATCAATTCGTCTATTCCAACATCAAAGACTAAGACTTACATCAAGGCAAATACAACTCTGGTTGATCCTGCTGGTGGTAGGGCAAACAATATTTTTGGCAATAACGCTGTGTATCTGGCTTCACTTGATGGCCAAACAATTATTTCCGAAACATTCTTGGAGAAAAGAGCAGGTCGTCAACAAACATTGTTTGCCGCAGACTTACACTCAATTAATGCTATTCTTGATTTTGCTGGTACAACAATTAGCACTGCTAACTATGATGCGGGTGCATATATCAATGTAACATCACGTTATAGTTTTGATACCGGTCAGAAAGATTCTTATTATGATTGGGGTTCAATCACGTTGAAACCCGGCCAAAATGCACCAAGAGGTCCTCTACTTGTTCGTTACAATAGATTTAGATCAACTGGTTCTGGATACTTTGATGTAGATTCATACACTCGTCTTGGTTCGCAAGAAAACGGCGGATCAGGCTTAGATTATGGTGCAATACCAAACTTTGTATCACAAGATGGATTCATCTATAAGTTATCTGATTATCTTGACTTTAGACCAGTTCGTAGAGATGCAAATTCTCTAGGTCAAACAGACAGATACACCGCAAACAACTTTGTGTTGGATGCTGATGAGGCGAATATTGGTACAAAGATTTCTGAACCTGATTTAGATATTATTACCGATTACGCATATTATTTGCCAAGAATTGACAGAGTTGTGCTAACAAAAGATCGTGCATTCCAGGTCATACAAGGTGTGTCAAGCATAAATCCTGTTACTCCAATTGAACCAGATGATGCGATGACTTTGTATGTTCTGAAATATCCTCCATATCTGTATAACACTTACTCAACTCAAATTGATATCTTCAACAATCGTAGATATACAATGAGAGATATTGCAAAACTGGATAAGCGTATTCAGAATCTTGAAATCTATACGTCATTGTCTATTGCCGAACTTGCTGCACTCAACAAAAATGATCGTACTATCAGAGATGCAAACGGATTAAATCGTCCTAAAAATGGTATTTTTGTAGATTCGTTCTCTGATCAAACAAGTTCAGACATTACGAATCCAGGATTTACGGCAGCAATTGATATTCTTTCAAGAGTTTGCCGAGGTTCATACAACATTGCTTCAACAAGATTAGTTTCTAGTGGCACTGTTAGTGACACGAATGTTGAAATTAATGGTCCTGTATTGATGCTTGCTTCGTCAAACACAACATTTATTCAACAAAGTAAAGCATCAAAAGCAATCAATGTAAATCCATTTAATGTTATCAATTATCTGGGTACAGTTAAACTTGATCCTCCATCTGATGTTTGGAAAACAGATGATCGTTTGGAAGCACAAAACATCGATTTAACTGGTGGCAATGCCGCACGTGATGCGTGGTCATCAATTCAAAGCACAACATGGGGTGCATGGAATACACAGTGGACTTCTAGCCTTCAAGTTAGTGCTTCGGTTACTGATGTTGATCAAACTCAAAGAAGAACTACAGTTGATAGAGCAACACGACAAGAAGCAACTGGAAGAGGCACTGGAGCCGCAATTGTAGAAGATACAACTACAACAACAACTGTAACTGCTTCACTTTCACAAAGACTACAAGCATCACGCACAGGTATTCTTGCTCAAATTGTGCCGCAACAACTTACAAGATCGTTTGGTGATCGTGTAATTGATTTAACTGTTGTTCATTACATGAGACAGAAGAATATTCTGGTAATTGCTGAAAAGTTTAAACCATTTTCATCGTTACACGCATTCTTTGACACTACCAAAATTGATAATTACATAGCGGTTCTTAACAGCCTTGAATTTACAAATAATAATTTGGAGTACAGCACACCACTTTCAAATCAAGAAACAGTAAGTCTATACGCTGCGACATCAAACACAGCATTAAGACCAACTGATACATTGATTGGTGTTGCTGGTATGGTTCATACAGCAAACGATAGAGGTTATCTCGTAAGTTTACCAACAGCATTTAATACATTCGGTTCATGGTCACAATTACTCACAAATGGCATTTGGGTAGTTGGTAATAGATCAGGTAAAACATATCGTGCTGATAAATGGTATCATCGTGTAGGCAGAGCAAGAGGTGGTTCATCAGTATCATCTACAGTAAAAATTATTTCATTGGCAAATAATGTATTTGGTGCAGAGAACACTGGCGATTTTGTTGGACAAACACTTTACATTCTTCGTAACACTGGTGCTGGTCAATCTGGCACAATTACCGCATATGATTTAGCAACAGGTAACGCAACAGTAAGCGGTTTGACTACAACTCCAGATACAACATCTGATTACTCTATTGGTTTACTTGAGACAGATGCATCAGGTTCATGTGCTGGTGTCTTTAACTGCCCAGACGGTGTATTCAGAACAGGTGAAAAACTGTTCCGTCTGATTGATGATGAAGTAGGCAACTTAGAAAACTCACGCACTAATGGTGATACAACTTTCTATGCATCTGGTATTGTACAGACTAAACAAGAAACTTCAATCACTGTATTCACGCCTACGGTAACTCGTAGACAAGTAACAGAAGGTTTTGTTGCAACGACACGTGCATCTGCCTCAGATACTTCAACTTCAACTACAACTGAGTTTGTTCGTTATATTGACCCACTTGCACAAACATTCTTGATTAATGGTGCTCAATATCCACAAGGTGTTGTTATTGATTCTATTCGTGTTTGTTTCAAAACAAAAGACACAACTGAGTCAGTAACATGTCAGATTCGTCCTGTTGTGAATGGATACCCATCGGCAACTGAAATTTATCCATACGCAGAAAAAGTATTGACTCCTGATAAAGTTAATATTTCTCTGACACCAAGCATAACAGACTCGGCAAAGTATACTGAATTTAAGTTTGATATTCCTGTTCTATTGTTGCCAGGTGAACATTCATTTGTTCTTCTGTCTAACAGTACAGGTTATGAAGCATTTATTGCTGGTATCAACGATACTGATCTTGTAACTGGTGCAAGAATCTCTGAGCAGCCATATACAGGTTCTCTGTTCTTGTCACAGAATGGTGCAGTATGGACAGCAGATCAACAAAATGATATAATGTTTGCTATTCAAAAACGAGTATTTACTAATGACATAGGTTATGGCTACTTAGAAGCAGACATGACGGAATACTCCGCAAATGTTGTGTATGATGTTTTACAAGTCATGTCAACAGACGTTGTAATTGCAAACACTGCAATTTCTTACGAGTTTATTTCAGAGAAACAATCCGGTGGCCAGCACACATTATTATCAATTGTTCCTAATCTTGATTATGAAGTAGATGTTGATAACAATGGAAGAAGAATACTGAATACTCTAACTGGTAACAGCACGTTCCAATTACGAGTGATAATGTCATCAACAAATCGTGATATCTCTCCAATGATTGATATCAATCGTCTGAATCTGCTGACAATTGAAAATAAGATTAACAATCTACCATTGCAGAACACAGGATTCCAAGTTACAAACGGAGGCTCGGGATATACTGGCAATGCTAAAGTAACAATTAGCACTGGTGGTGATGGAACTGCAAATGCATATGCAAACGTAGTTGGTGGTGTTGTTGATAAGATTGTTCTAGATAATCCAGGTAATCTATACATTACTTCACCAACAATTACAATTTCTGGTAGTGGCGGAACTGGTGCTACTGCTGTATATAATGCTGAAGATAAAGCAACTGGTGGTAATGGTGATGTTCGTTACATTACCAAGAAAGTGCCTCTTGCGACAGGCTTTGATGCAGGTGATCTTCGTGTATATCTAGATTTGTATCGTCCACCCGGCTCAGGTATTTTAGTCTGGTACAAAGTATTATCTGAGTCTGATCCTAGCAGATTTGATGATAATAACTGGTTGCTAATGACAGAGTTGTCAGACACTAAAAACGTTTTCTCTGCAAGTAGAAATGATTATTTTGAGGCAGTGTTTGCACCGGGTGAAGCAAACTCTGGTGTACCTGCAAACAAGATAAGATATACATCTGTATCTGGAACAGGACCACACAAAGACTTTTCTGTATTCCAAATCAAAGTTGTACTATATGGTTCAAGCACTGTCTCTGTACCTAAGTTTGGTCAGATTCGTGTGATTGCATTGCCAGAAACAACATTGGTTGGAACAATTATACCTAATACATAATATGACATATGTTCGAATAGAATCTCATAAGCACCTCTATCGTGATTTAGATAGTGGTGCTATATTGAATACTGATATAGAAGAGCTAAAGTCATACTATGCTCAGGTTGAAATTAAGAATAGAGAGATGGAAGAAAAATTAAAATTAGAAAACAAAGTAAACAAGTTGGAAGATGATATTGGAGAAATTAAAATGCTTCTTCGTAACTTGCTAGAGATGAGAAAACCAGATGGCAATTAATCAACTATCCACTGCAAATACATTTCAAGAGTGGTTGACCACGACTTCGTTGTTGGTAGCAACGGCTAATTCTCTTACAGATAATACCAACGGTGGATTCATAGCAAACTCTTCCATCTTTGTTCAAGGTTCTAGTGCATCATTAAATGTTCGAACACTTGCAAATATCAATACTTTGCAGGCTAACACAGGTAACATAGCAAACATTTCATTGATTTCTGGAAGTGTTGTAGGTAATGGTAATCTGACCTTTAGTGGCGCCACGATCAGTAACCTTACTTTTGGAAACGTTGTTGTTACTGGTAATGTTCAAACTGTTAATGTAACAAATACCTTGCGTGTTGGTGGTGATGCCTTAATTTCAGGCAATCTGACAATTACTGGAAACACAACTCTTGACAACATTGGTTTCAATGATTTAAGTATATCAGGCAATGCGTCGATAGGCAATAACTTAGTAGTAACTCAGAATATTGCAGTAGCCAATGTAACAAGAACTTTGAATGTCGGTAGTAGCATCACTGCACCATTAGCAAATATTGCTAATATCAATCTATCATTCAGTTCATTGTCTGTTCCAGGCAACTTAACAGTAACAGGCACGACTTCCAATATTACTCGAAACTTGGTGGTTGGTGGTAATATTGCGATGGCAAATATTACTTCGAATGCATATATTGGTGGTGATGCATTCATTTATGGTAATCTGACAATTTCCGGCAACACAACACTTGATTCAATTGGATTCAATGATTTGGATGTGGCTGGTCGTATAACTGCACCAAATTTAAGTGTCACAAATGCTAACGTCACGATTCTTTCTGGTCAAGCAAATACAGCAATTTACAGCACAATTGTGGCAGCAATCGACTCTTCAATCGCATTTTCGATTGCTTTAGGTTAAATAAATAGACAAAAACAGAGGTTTTAATGGCTAATACTTTTAAAAATTCAACTTTGAAATCAGTTGGAACATCGGTGCAAAATGTTTACGCTGCCGGCGCTGGTGTTCAATCTACGGTAATTGGAATGACAATTGCTAACATGGTTACTACTCCAATTTCAGTAAGCGTTAGCCTAAGTGGTGGAACTATTACAGGAAATGTTTTTCTGATTAAAGATGCCACAGTTGCTCCTGGTGGCGCATTGGTGCCTATTGGTGGTGATCAAAAGGTAGTTCTTGAGGCTGGAAATTATTTACAGGTAAATACTTCAGTCGCATCTTCGGCTGATGTAGTTCTTTCAGTTCTGGAGATCAATTAATGGCATACATAGGAAACACTCCTGAAGTAAGTTTTTACACTTTAGGTGTGGAGAAATTTAGCGGCACTGGTGCTTGTACGGAGTTCACTCTTGGTAGAACCATCAGTGATGCTAATACAATTGCCGTAACAGTTGGTGGTGTGTCACAAATACCAGGTGACTCATATTCTGTTGCTGCTGGTGTCATTACATTTACAGAAGCACCTGAAGCATTTGCAAATAATATTGTTATTACCTATCTTGCGACGAGTGTTTACACTCAATATATACCAGGTCAATTTGCGCCGGGTTCTGTAACACAAACTGCACTTGCTACGAGTGCTGTTAATAATGAAAAAATTGCAAACAATTCAATTACAGGTGAGAAAATAAGCACACCAGCCGACATTTTTGATGATTCGTTCTTATTTGGCGGAATGTAAACAAAAGGAAAAATAACAAATGGCAAGAGCATATAAAATTTTAGGTCAATCAAATCCATCAGCAAATGTATTGACTACATTATACACTGTACCTGCTGGTAATTCAGCAATCATTTCATCAATTACCATTGCTAATCTTGATGAAAATGCCGCTAATGGTGCTGCATTTAGAATTGCTGCAAACATTTCTGGTGTTGCTGTTGCTAATACAAATTATATTGCATATGGTGTAAATGTGCCAGGTCGTGATGCAATTACATTGACGCTTGGTGTGACACTAAACGCAGGATCAATTGTTTCAGTCAACGCTAATAGTTCATTACTTTCTTTTTCAGCATTTGGCACTGAAATTTACTAATTGGAATTTTAAATGGCTCTGAATAGAATCTCCGTAAGTAGAGTATCACTTAAACGAATGACTGTACCAGGTTTTGGTGCGGCTGTTACTCCCGTTACTCCTCCTGCACCAAATGTTGGTGTGCAAGTGTTTACAGAAACTTCTGCATGGGTAGCACCACCTGGTGTAACATCAGTGGAATATCTTGTTGTTGCAGGTGGAGGTGGTGGTGGTGGAACTGATGGTGCTGGTGGTGGTGCTGGTGGATATAGAACGGGCGCTGGACTCAATGTAACAGCAAATCAAACATACACAATTGTTGTTGGTTCAGGTGGTTCAGGCGCACCTGGCGGTTCGGGTGGAAAAGGTGGCAATGGTTCAAATTCTGGAATTTGGAGTACAGGTGCGACACCTTTCTCAGCATTGTGGTCAATTGGTGGTGGAGGTGGTGGTACTAATGGAGGTGGATTAAGAGAAGGTAATTCAGGAGGCTCTGGTGGTGGTGCTGGATATGCACCAGCTGCAACAAATGGTGGTTTAGGTACACCAGGACAAGGATTTAACGGTGGCAATTATCCAGCGCCAACCGCAGTTGGTGGTGCTGGTGGAGGTGGTGCCGGTGCTGCTGGTGGAGATACAGGAGCCACAAGAGCAGGTAATGGTGCTATAGGATTATTTTCATCTATAACTGGTGCAAATGTTGGTTATGCTGGTGGTGGAGGAGGTGGTACTCCTGGAAGTTTAGGTGCACAGGGAGTAGGAGCATTTTCGTTTGGTGGTGCAAATGGTTCAGTAGTTAATGTTACAGGTGTGGCGGGGAACAATAACACTGGTGGCGGTGGCGGTGGTGGCGGTGGTGGTTTTCCTGCTTTACCGCCAGGAGGTGCCGGTGGTTCTGGTATTGTCGTACTCAAATACACATTTGGTGATTCAACTAATCAAACATTCGTCTTTGCAAACACTGGTCAGTTTGTAGTGCCTGATGGCATCACAACAATTGATTATTTGTTGATTGGAGGTGGTGGAGGTGGTGGTGGCACCGGCGCAGGTATCGGTGGAGGTGGTGGTGGTGCTGGTGGTTATCTTGCTGGGACAGGATATCCTGTAGGACCAAATCAATTATATACAATTCAAGTTGGTGCTGGTGGTTCAGGAGGAAGTGGACAAGTTCAAGGTTCAAATGGTGTAAATACATTTATTTCCGCTGGAAATACTGCTAATGCTGCCATATTATCTGCAATTGGTGGAGGTGGTGGAGGTGGTGGTAATGGTTCACCAACAAATAACGGATTTGCTGGTGGTTCTGGCGGCGGAGCAAGTAATGGTAATGCTGGCGCAGGAACACCAGGACAAGGAAACAATGGAGGTTCAACCGATAGTGGCGCTCCAGCTTATAGACTTTCTGGCGGCGGCGGTGCTGGTGCTGCTGGTGTTTCTGGTGCATCCACAGGCAACGGTGGCGCTGGATCATCTTCCACTATAACAGGCTCATCTGTTACATATGCGGGTGGTGGCGGCGGTGGAAACAACACTGGTCCTGCATCTTCTGGAGGAACTGGTGGAGGTGGTGCTGGTAATGGTGGCACTGGATCAAATAATTTAGGTGGTGGTGGTGGAGGTGCTGCTAATGGAGGCACTGGTGGTAGAGGCGGCTCTGGATTTGCCGTAATCAAAATCTCCGCTGTTCAAAATAAGATAGCAGTATTCTCTAACACTGCAACATGGAATGTGCCGTTAGGTGTAACTTCAGTGGACTATTTGGTGGTGGCTGGTGGTGGCGGTGGCGGTTATGCTTACGGTGGTGGCGGTGGCGCTGGCGGATTTAGAACAGGCACGGGATTTGCAGTTACTCCCGGTGTAAGTTATACAGTAACAATCGGAGCGGGAGGAGCGGCAAGCGCATCAAGAGGTGGAAATTCAACTTTTTCCACTATCACATCTAACGGTGGTGGATTTGGTAATGCTAATCAAGACGGTAGTCCAGGTGGATCCGGTGCTGGCGGTAGTTATAACAGTGGTGGCGGTGCTGGTTCAGGCAACATTCCATCAACTTCTCCTAGTCAGGGAAATAATGGAGCAGGTGTTCAAGGCAATGGTGGTGGCGGCGGTGGTGGTGCTTCTCAAGCAGGACAAGGTAGAAATGGTGGCAATGGTACTGCTTCTTCAATTACTGGAGTGAATGTTACATACGCCGGTGGCGGTGGTGGTGGTGCAGCGACTCCGGGTACAGCATTTTCTACTGGCGGCACTGGAGGTGGTGGATCTGGAGGAATTAACAACGCATCTCCTGGCGCTGTAAACACAGGGGGTGGCGGTGGCGGTGGTGGTGCCGGCGGCCCCGGTGGACCTTACACAGATGGCGCCGCTGGTGGTTCTGGTGTCGTCGTTCTCAAATGGACTTAAAACACAGTATAAATATTTTTATTTTAAAGGTGATTGAATGAATACTGAACAAATTTCTTATGCACAATACTTAATTGGTAACAATAATAAACTTGTGTGTGGTATCGATACTGCGATTAAAGCACTTCGACCACACGCAAGATATGATATGTCTGCATCAGGTGGACACTTTGAATTCACTCGTTGGGAAGATGAATCAGGTTCTAAGCCACCAACAAAAGAAGAAATTTTTGAAGAATTAGAATATCAGAATAAATTTATCGACTACTGGCAGCATTTTTTAGATCGTGCTGCAAATTATCCTGATATTGTAGTTTTAATTAATCTACTATATGAAGCAATAGACAATGGTGAAATACCAGGCAAAGGCAGTGGCTTCTACAATGCTATCAAAGAAGTCAATGACAAGTTTCCAAAGCCAGAAGGTGAACCTCCTAGCAAAGAAATTAAATAAAATTTAAGGAATTAAATGTCGTATATTGGAAATCAAGTAACTTCAGTCCCGTTTACAGCTGATGTTTTCAGTGGTACGGGTAGTGCCACATCTTTCGGACCAATGATACGAATTCCTGCTGCAATTGCCTCTATAGCAGTTTTTGTGGACGGTTCATACAAAACACCAGGCATTGATTATACATTAAATGTGGATTACATTGTCTTTACAACGCCACCGGCACTAGGCACAAATAATATTGTTGCACATCATTTAGGTAATGGTGTCATGGCAACACAAGTACCCGCAGATGGTTCAGTTACCGCACCAAAGATAGCAGATGGGTCTATAACACCAATAAAATTTTCATCAGCAGCAAATTCACAAATTCAAAGTTCGGGCATTGTAGGCTCGATCATATTCGGAGGTTAATAAATGGCAGCGCCAAACATTGTTAGCGTAACAGATATTAGAGGTAAAAGTAATGTTGCCAACGTTACAACAGTTTCATCGTCAGTCATTGTCAATGCTGTCAATTCAGGTAAAGTGTTTAAGATTAACACACTGATTGTGTCCAATGTTGACGGAACAAACGCTGGCAATGTTTCAGTAGAATTGTTTAAATTTGGCGCACAAAATACAAGTACGGGTTTAGGTAATGCAACATATGCTATTGCAAATACTGTCACTGTCCCCGCCAAATCATCATTAGACATTCTTGCAAAATCACTTTACTTAGAAGAAGGTGACCAAATCAAAGTTAAAGGTGATGCAAACAATCGTCTACATTTCATTTCATCATTTGAAGAGATTAGCTAATGCCATTAGGTTTAAATGGTGGTATCATTGGTCTTGTAAATGCATCAACTAGAACAGGTGGTGCCACTGGAATTTGGACATTAGGTGAAGCAGGAATAAATTCTTTGGCAGGTTTATGGCCAGATGATTTTTCTTTTGTAAATGCTTTCACATCTTCTACTGGATGGTCTCCTGATTCTGATATTACTAGCGTAGACTATGTAATTATTGCTGGTGGAGGTGGCGGTGGTGCTAGATCCGGTGGTGGTGGTGGAGCTGGTGGTTTTCTTGCTGGTTCAGGTCTTTCAGTTTCTTCAAGTGTCAATTATAGCTTAGTTGTCGGTTCTGGTGGTGCAGGAGGACTTGTTCCGGGTGCAACATTTGTTGGCGATAATGGCTCAAATGGCTCTAATTCGGGTATTTTTGCTTCTTCTCCTTTCCCTGCAATATGGGCAACAGGTGGAGGTGGTGGTGCAGGTTCGGATGACAAAAGAGGTTATGCTGGCGGTTCGGGTGGCGGTGATGGACGAATTGGATCGCCACAAACTAATCTTCCTGGCGCACCGGGAACATCTGGTCAAGGAAATAGGGGCGGTGCTAGTGGAAGAATTTTTGCTCCCGGAGAAGCAGATTTATCTGGTGGAGGAGGTGGTGCTGGAGGCGCTGGTAATGGCGGACCATCAACACCAAATGCAAATGGTGGTATAGGACTAGCTGCTACAATTACAGGTTCGCCAAAAAGATATGCAGGCGGAGGTGGTGGTTCAATTAATACTTCATTAAATACTTTTGGTCCTCCTTATTTTTATTTTGGACAAGATGGCGGTGGAAATGGAACAATAAATCCATCATCAGCCACAGGTACTAATGCAGAAGTATCAACAGGCAGTGGTGGCGGAGGCGGCGGATTATCTGGATCCGATCCTGGTTATAGAGGCGGATCAGGTGGTTCGGGTATTATTTTTGTTCGTACAAGAAAAACGCCAGCCACAAACGCAGTATTCAAATTCTCTAATACATCACAATGGATTGTTCCTGATGGCATAACAACGATTGATTATTTGATAGTTGGTGGCGGTGGTGCCGGCGGTGCATATAATGGAGGTGGCGGAGGTGCTGGTGGTCTTTTACAAGGAATAGGTTATCCAGTAGGTCCCGGACAATTATATACTATTCAAGTCGGTGCTGGTGGTGCAAATTCCGCTAGTCAAGCAAAAGGTGCTAATGGAACAAATACTGTATTAGCCGCAGGTAACACAGCAAATGCTGGAATTTTAATTGCTTTAGGTGGCGGTGGAGGTGGTGCTGAAGTGTCTCCTTCATTAGGAAACGCCGGCAATAGAGGTAATTATGGAGGTTCTGGTGGTGGTGGAAGTACCGGTTCTGCTGGTGGTCCAGGAACGCCCGGACAAGGCAACAATGGCGGCACTTCAACAAATTATGGTGGTTCTGGTGGTGGTGGGGCTGGCGCAGCTGGTAATTCTTCTTCTTCAGATACATTCTCCACTGGTGGCAAAGGATTAGTTTCTTCAATTACTGGAGTGAATGTTACATACGCTGCTGGTGGCGGTGGAGCTTCTTTTTCTTCATCTCCATATACAGGTGTGAATGGAGCAGGAACATCCGTTGCAGCAAATAATTCTGGCTATGGTGGTCAAGGATCGGAACCGAGAAGAAACATCTTAGGATCACAGGGTGGTTCAGGTGTTGCTATTATTAAAATTTCACCTGTTCAAAATAAAGTTGCAGTGTTCTCTAACACAGCAACATGGACTGTACCAACAGGTGTGACATCACTTGAATATCTCATCGTTGGTGGTGGAGGTGCTGGTGGAATAACATTTGGTGGTGGTGGTGGTGGCGGTGGATTTAGAACAAGTCCTTCTTATCCAGTTACGTCGGGTGGGTCATTGACTGTTGTTGTTGGTGGAGGTGGTTCATATAATTGGCCGGGTGGCGCAAGCACAAATGGTTCTAATTCAGGAATTTACACGACAACGGGTTCTGTTTGGTCGTCCGGTGGGGGTGCAGGAGGAACAAATCCTCATTATGCTGGTCCAACAAGTGCTGGAAACAATGGTAAAAATGGTGCATCCGGTGGTTCAGGTGGGGGTGGTTGTGGGAGTGATAATAACTCGATTGGTAATGGCACAGGTGGATTGGGAAATATTCCCAACGTAAGTCCCGCTCAAGGAACCGGTGGTGGAAATGGTGCAGGAGGGGGTGCAAATCAAGGTGCTGGCGGTGGTGGTGGTGGCGCTTCTGCAAATGGACAATCATCACCAAGTGGAACTCAAGGTGGTAACGGTGGCGCTGGAGCTTATTCAACAATATCCGGCTCAAACACCGCATACGCTGGAGGTGGTGGTGGGGCAGTTCGTGATGACCAAGGCGCAACTCTTACTGTAGGTGGCGTTGGAGGTGGAGGTAATTTGGGTAAAAGTGGAATAGCTTTCACAGGTGGCGGTGGGGGTGTTGGGGCATCAGGAGGTTCGGGTATTGTTATTCTAAAATGGACGTAAGAAATGGCAAAAAGATTTAATGGTGGAATAATAGGATTACTGAACACCTCTAAGTTTGGGGGTGATGTTACTGGTTTATGGACGCAAAATGAAGTTTTTTTGAATAAACTCTCTGGATTGTGGCCGGACATCGAATATAATGAGACTAGAATCTTTACAGAAAGTACAACATGGATAGCACCGCCTGGAGTTAATTCTGTAGAATATCTTTTTGTTGCCGGTGGTGGTGGATCAACTTCTTATGGAGGTGGTGGCGGTGCTGGTGGATTTTTAACAGGTTCGGGGTTAAATTTAACTTCTGGAGTTTCTTACACAGTTGCGGTTGGCGCAGGTGGCAGTGCTTTATCAAATGGCAGTAATAGTTCAATTTCTGCTTCTGGTGTATTTTTAGCTAATGCTGTTGGTGGTGGCGCCGGCGGTGGTTGGTACCCAGGACCCGGTGTTGATAGGAATTATGGTGCTTCTGGTGGTTCTGGTGGTGGCGCTAGAGGAATAAACACAACACCCGGTATACCTGCAACCAATCCTCAATTGGGAGGTTTAGGTACACCTGGACAAGGTAATAATGGCGGTTCTGCTCCAGCGACACCTGCATATGAATCTGGTGCTGGCGGTGGCGGAGCTGGGGCTGTTGGCACTAATGCAACGAATGGTGGAGCTGCTGGCTCAGGCGGAAATGGATTGACATCGACATTATCTGGAACAAGCACAACATATTCTGGTGGAGGTGGTGGTGGATTTTGGGGTACGCCTGCTGGTCCTCGTGGTGTTGGTGGAACTGGCGGTGGAGGTGCTGGTGGACCAACAGGTTCTCCATCAACAAGTGTTGGAACATCTGGCACTGTAAACACTGGAGGTGGTGGAGGTGGAGGTTCTGGACCGGGTGCCGGCGGTGCCGGTGGTTCTGGAATAATCATATTAAAGTACAATTATCGATACACATCAAACAATTTATATGTTTTTGCGAACAGCGGACAGTTTATAGTTCCTAATGGAATAACTGCTGTTGATTATGTTGTCGTTGGTGGTGGCGGTGGCGGTGGTGCTTCACAACTCAGCGATTCCACAGGCGGTGGTGGTGCTGGTGGATTTAGACAAGGAACAGAACTTAGAGTGCTTCCAGGTGAAAGATATACAATTGTAGTTGGTTCGGGTGGAACCTCAACTCCTGGCGCAGGAGGAACATCATCAAATGGAACTAATTCAGGTTTTTTTACCGCAAATTCAAATACTCCGATTTGGTCAACGGGTGGTGGTAAAGGTGGTGCAACCATCACGGGAACAGATGGTGAAAATGGATATGGTGGTGGATCAGGTGGTGGTGGAAGTTGTCCCGGCCAGCCAACAGTAAGAGTTGGTGGTCTTGGTAACTTGGGTGGATATAATCCACTCGAAGGTTACTCAGGAGGCGCTGCTTATGCTCAAGCAACCCCATTCCCTGCTGCACAAAGAGCAGGTGGTGGTGGAGGTGGTGCTGGTGGACCTGGTGGAGCAGGAACACTTGGAACTGGTGGAACAAGTGGTCCGGGCATTTCTACTGCCATTACTGGAGTATCCACATCTCTTGCTGCCGGTGGTGCTGGTGCTGGTGGAACTACATCAGGAACGGCGATTGCTCCTGGTGGTCCTAAAGGAGGAAATGCTGACACCAATACTGGTGGTGGAGGAGGTGCTAACGGTGGAAGAGGGGCATCTGGAATCGTTATTTTAAAAGCATCTTCTAGACAATACAAGTACGCTATATTTAATAGTTCAAACACTTGGACTGTACCTAGCGGTGTTAACTACGTAGATTATTTCTTTGTAGCTGGTGGAGGTGGTGGTGGCGCAAACGGCGGAACACCGAATGGAAATGGTGCTGGTGGTGGCGGTGCTGGTGGTGTTAGAACAGGCTCTAGACTTCAAGTAACTCCAGGAACAACATATACTGTTCAAGTTGGTGGTGGTGGTAGTAAAGCGCCAAATGATTCTTCATCTGCCGGCTCTAATGGAACTAACTCTGGAATTTACGCTACAGGCACATCTCCATTCCCAGGTTTTTGGGCAACTGGAGGTGGTGGTGGTGGATGGACTGGAGGTGGCCTTTCAGGTGGTTCGGGTGGTGGCGGTGGCAATGGACCCTTTGGTGCAGGCGGATTAGGTAATTTGGGTGGATATAATCCGTCTGAGGGAAATAATGGTGGCGCTGCACTAGCAGGAAATCCTCTTGGAGGTGGCGGAGCTGGTGGCGGTGGCGGTGCTGGTTCAGTAGGTTTACCTAATCCAGTTAACTCAACTACAGCCGGTGCTGGTGGTACAGGTATATTCTCTTCAATTACTGGTTCAAATACTGGTTATGCTGGTGGAGGCGGTGGCGGCGCATTTGGATATGGACCAACTGCACCTTCTCCATTTCCTGCAGGAGCAGTTGGAACAGGAGGATCAGGTTTAGGTGGAAATGGTGGTTATGGTCCATCAGCAGCATTTGTTCAAGCCACAAATGCAGCAGCAAATACAGGTTCAGGCGGTGGTGGTGCTGGTGGATATTTTGGTGGTGGTGGTTTCAGTGCTGGTTCCGGTAGTGGTGGAATTGTCGTTCTAAGATGGACATAAATAAGTTTATAAATACAAAGTAATATTTTTAACAAAGGGAGTTTTTACAAATGGCACATTTTGCACAACTTGATGAAAACAACGTAGTAACACAAGTCATTGTTGTGAGTAACAATGAACTACTTGACGCTAGTGGCGTTGAGCGTGAAGAAATGGGTATTGGTTTTTGCCAAAGATTGTTTGGTGGCAATTGGAAACAAACATCATACAATCACAACTTCCGCAAGCGTTACGCAGGCATTGGATACTCATACAATGCAGAACTAGATGCATTCGTTCCACCTAAACCATTTGCTTCATGGGTTCTAAACAATACAGAAGCAAATTGGGAAGCACCTGTTGCAATGCCAGCAGATGCAGGACAAGGTGATCCACCTAAGATGTATACATGGAATGAAGAAACAACTTCATGGGATGAAGTAGTACCTGCATAATAGTTTTCATCACAACAACCCCGCTTCGGCGGGGTTTTTTTATACACTACCGAGATTGACTAAATACACGATTAGAAGGAGACAATCTTGGCTGCGTATTCAGAAATTACAATAGAGCAAGGCGCAAATCTTACATCAACAATTAGTGTAACTGATGTTCAAGGTGATGCAGTCAATCTCACAACATATTCTGCATCTTCTCAAATACGTAAATCATACTATTCATCTTCAGCAAACACTCTTACATCAACAATCACTGGTAATGCTAACGGTCAAATTACACTGTCAATGACCGCAGCAAATACAGCAGCATTAACACCAGGCCGTTATGTGTTTGATCTTATTATTACAAACTCATTAGATAATTCCGTGACACGTGTAATAGAAGGCACCGCAATTGTTCTCCCATCTGTTACGAGGTAATTCATGCCAGATTTAGGTAAAGTTACGGTATTTCAACCGAACAGAACAACAATTACATCACCGAACTATAAACCAAAACCTAATGTTGCATTAGAAGAAATCAATAATGTGTTTACGAATGGTGTACAAGATGGATTTTCTCTTGTTTATAGTTCAGCAAACAATCGTTACGAAATGAAAATTGCTACCACTGTCTTGGACAACCTAGACGGTGGAACATTCTAAGAATTACAAATGGCAAATACACCAATTCAAATAAAAAGATCGCTAACTACCGACACACCACCGTCGTTGAATATTGGCGAACCGGCGTATTCGTATAACAGTAATACGCTTTTTATAGGTTCAAGAACAAGTGACGGTGCTATTCCTATTGGTGGTTGGGAAACGTATATTCGTGGCATCTCATCATATGAAAAACTGAATGTAGCATACGATCATGCAAACTCGGCATATGTTCGTGCAAACAACGCACTGAATGCAAACGTTGGTGGTCTGATTACGGGTGATGTTACGATTCAAGGTAATTTGAGTATCGTTGGTGGTTCAATTGGTGCTAATGTACCTATTGTATTGATTGGTGATAACATCATCACATTGAATGCTGCTATCAATCAGTCGGGTACACCGACAATGAATGCTGGTATTGAGATTGATCGTGGTATAGAAGCAAATGTTTATTTACTGTGGAATGAAGTTGATAACAAGTGGCAATTTACAAATGATGGTATATCATTTGATGACTTAGGTGGTTCTGCTCCTGCATCATATGCTAACTCAGCATTCATAAAAGCAAACTCTGCGTTTCTACATGCCAACTATTCGTTCAATCATGCGAATAGTGGATTCATTCAAGCAAATTCCGCATTCTTACACGCTAACTATGCATTTGCAAATGCTAATGCTGGTTTTGCAAAGGCAAATGCGGCGTACATTCATGCCAATTCAGGATTCATTCAAGCCAACTCATCGTTCTTTCATGTAAATGCTGCTTATCTACACGCAAATGCGGCATACACAAGTCAGAATACAAGTGGTATTAGAGCAAACTCTGCGTTTGATCAAGCAAATGCTGCATTCTTACATGCTAATTCAGCATTTACATATCAAAATGCTTCCGCTAATTATGCAAACAGTGGTTTCATTCAAGCAAACTCTGCGTTCTTACATGCTAACTATGCATTTGCAAATGCCAATGCTGGTTTTGCTGCTGCTAACGCTGCATACATTCAAGCAAACTCTGGATTCATAAAAACAAACTCAGCATTTGATCATGCGAATGCATCTTTTGCAAATGCTAATGGTGCTTTTGCTGCTGCTAATGCCGCTTATATTCAAGCAAACTCTGCATTCATACATGCAAACAGCGGCTTCATAAAAACAAACTCAGCATTTGATCATGCGAATGCGGCCTTTGCGAATGCCAATGGTGCATTTGCTAAAGCCAATGCGGCCTTTGCGAATGCCAACGGTGCATTTGCTGCTGCCAATGCTGCTTACATTCAAGCAAACTCAGGATTCATTCAGTCCAACGCCGCATTCAATCATGCCAATGCAGGATTCATTCGTGCAAACAATTCACTCAATGCAAACGTTGGTGGTAATGTTACAGGTGAAGTTGTCATTGTTGGTAATCTCACATCAAACACACTAACAACAACAGGTTCAAATGGTAGCATTACGGGTGCTAATGCTATATTCTCAAATTATTTTTTTGGAGCAAATGGCACAGTAGATTTATATGTCTACACATCATATGCCTTTGCAAATGCTAATGGTGCTTTTGCTGCTGCTAACGCTGCTTTTGCAAATGCTAACGGTGCTTTTGCTGCTGCTAACGCCGCATACATTCAGGCTAACAGTGCATTTATAAAAACAAATGCCGCTTTTGATCACGCCAACGCTGCATATATTTCTCAAAATGCAACTGGTCAATATGCAAATGCGGCATTCATTCATGCGAATAGTGCTTTCATTCAGACTAATTCTGCATTTGACCATGCCAACGCTGCATACATTTCTCAGAACGCTACTGGTCAATATGCAAATGCCGCATTCATACATGCAAATTCAAGTTTCATAAAAACAAATGCATCATTTGACCATGCTAATGCTGCGTATTTGTCACAAAACGCCACAGGTCAATATGCGAATGCAGCATTTATTCGTGCCAACAATTCGTTAAATGCAAATCTTGGTGGCACAGTTACCGCTAACGTTGTAATTGCAGCCAATCTAACAACACAAAATGTATTTGTTGGTTCGTATATTGATCTAAACACATCATCTTCTGTACCACCAAGAAATGAAGGTCGTATTTTCTACGACAATGATCAGAAAGCATTATCATATAATAATGAATCTGATAATACAATTCAACTTGGCCAAGAAACAGTAATTCGTGTATGGAATAATTCTGGCACTACAATTGCTAGAGGTAAAGTTGCTCGTATAGGTGGTGACGCATCAGCAAATGGATTTCCTGCTGTTGCACTTGCTGCTGCTAATCTTGCTGAGAACGCTGAAGTCATTGGTGTTACTTCGACTTCAATTGCAAACAATGATTATGGTTATGTAACCATACATGGTAAAATCAGAGGACTGAATACCTCCTTGTTGACTGCTGGTCAAGAGTTGTTTTTGTCTGATACACCAGGTGAATATCAAACAACTCCTCCAGTGCCGCCAAGTATACCAATGGCAGTTGGTTATGTTACTCTGTCAGATGTAACAGACGGTTCTATTCTTGTCTATTCACATTTGATGGAAGGCAAGAATAAAACAAATGGTGCTATTCTATTTGGTCGTAACGGTGCAATTGATCAAGACCCAACTAAACTGTATTGGGATTATGTCAACGACCGTTTAGGTATTGACACAGACAATCCTCAAGCAAACCTACATGTTGCTGGTGATGGTTTGTTCACGGGTAATCTGACTATTGCAGGCAATCTGGTAATTAGTAATGCTCAAACAATCACTACAGACCAATTGTTTGTTGGTGGTAACAATGTAATTCTGAGTGCCAATGTTACTGGTACACCAACAC